GGAGGACGGAACTGTGAATGAAAAGGGATTTACACTGATAGAAATAAATAGGGGTAATAACCCCTTATTTTTGTTTTGAATTACTTTTGGAGTAATGCCAGGGGAAGGGGTCTTCATTAACTAACACTTTCACATCAAAGTTTAAGCCTCCCACGTTTGCTTTTAATATGATATTGTCTCTATAAACAATACCTTCAGGAAAGATTTTTCCCATTAGCATAGCTCTTTCGAGAGGAGAAAAATCACTATCAAAAAAATTAATTGACTCGAAAAGTTCGCTAAGAAAATCGTAACTCCACGAATCACTTTTCAATGTTTCAAGCTTCGCTTTATCTCTTTTAAGTTGTGTTTGAAGATTTTCTGTTATGTTCTTGATTTCAACCTGTTTCTTATTTAATTGATCCTTTGTTAGATGATTGTCCAAGTATAAATCAATCAGCTTTTCATTTTTGGTGGTGTGCTTCTGGATGATTTGTTCATTGTTTTTTATGTTTTGTTCAAGTTGAGTAATTTCTTCCTTTTCATTTTCAAGATTTACGTATTGTTTTGCTAATTCTTTACTGGTGACAATATCTTTAATTGCTTGTATGATATTACCCTCAACTCTAACTGTATTTATACTCACATCACAAACTGAACCATCAGCTAGTCTCAATTTTCGGCCATGCTTTAGATAATAACGGGGAGACTCTTTGGTTCCGTGGGCAGCAAGACTAATTTTTCTTCCACATTCACCGCATACAAAATATGTTCTTCTTAAAAGGTGAAGATCATTTCTCTTCCTACTGGTAACTTTATATTGATTTCCTCTTTTATTTCTTTCTATCTGAATTTTCTCCCAAGTTTCTTTGGTTCTTAACTTGGGAAAGATATTCTCTGCAGCAATCACTTCACCATTCGCAAATGTTTTTTCTTGAACACCATGATATGCTTTTGTGGTCAGCCTAGTATGTACTAGATGCTCATTCCACATAATACCGGAAGGCGTTTTTGAGATTTTATTAAGTTCATCTGTGATGCTTCTCATTCCTAGTTGTTCTTCCAGGTATAATCGATCAATGAATGGGATTACCCAAGCCCATTCTTTTTTTAATTTATATTGTTCTTCCTTCTTATCATAATAATATTCATATGGAGCCTGGCCCCAGCCTTTACCTTCACGCATTCTTTGGCGTTTTCCACGCATCATTCTTTTCACAAGAGCTTTCTTTTCTCTCTTGGCAATTAAATTTTTAATGTCACTAACAAATTCTTGATCTTCATCATCTAGATCTACTATAGTTCCAGGTTCAGCGATTTTGACTTTGTTTTCACGAAGAGTAGACTTTAAATATTCCCATGATATTGTATCCAGACGAGAAAGTCTATCTTGATCAATGCAGACAACGACATCAATTTTACCTTCTTCAACAATGTCGAGAAGGGCATTTAAGCCCTTTTTATGCAGCTTCCCACCAGATTCGATATCTTGAAATTCATCCACCAATCGCCATCTTTGTTGTTCCACATATCGGTGGAGTTCAGTTGTTTGCGCTCGTAGAGAATACTTTTCTTCTTGCATCTTTGTTGAAACACGTATATAGATGGCGGCTCGCATAAAATCAACCTTTCCATAAAATTGAAATTCAAACGAATTAACCAGGTAATCATCTATTTAGTACTGATGATAAAACTTCTTCATTCACTTTAGTGATATTAAGATAGCTAGTAATAACATCTTTTGATATTTTTAAGGTGACTGGCGAAAAGCTAGAAATCATTTTCTCAAAATCTAATTTTTTTTCTATAATTATTTCGTATTGTAGTAATTCTAAATACCGCATAATATCCATAACATTATTAGGTTCACTTATAAAAACTCCAACTAAATGAGTTAATTTAGAAAGGTAATGTGGCTCTATAAAGACCTCATGACCAATATCCTCAGTGTTAGTAATTTTCTGCAAGATAGGTCTCATATCTCGCACAAGGTTAATTTTATTAGTTAAGCCGTTTACACCCCCATGTATATATTCTAAAACTCCTTGAGGGATAGCTGAAATATTTCTATGCATAATATAATTGCAGCATTCGAAAATAGTTCTGCAGAATAAAATTACAATTTCCATTAGTATGAACTTATGAGTCTTATCGTTGTATTTAAAGTTTTTATAGAAATCATTTTTTTCTAACATAACTAAAAGTGTCTTTAAGTTTGTTGGATTATCATTAAACCAATATCTCACGTTTAAGTATTTATAAATCATTGAATATTCGTCAGTAAGAGAATTAATTATTTCTAATTTGTTTGTATAATATTCTTCATTAAAAAGATTTGAAATCTTCGAGGTGTTGTATATTCTTTCCATCTCAATGAGATTGTTATTGTCTATTCCATAAATATTAAGTCTATCTAGAATGACCCTGATGTTACGAGAGATTTTATTTTTTATTAAGTATCCTTTATTAGTTCCTACATAATCCATGACGCCTTTTAACCAAAAAACTCTTTCAACCATTTTTACATTCTTTCCGGACTTACAATCACCAAGTTGTTTAATGATATAAAAATCATTATTTACTTTCTCACCGTAAACATCCATATCGGTGAGGTCATGTCTTTTAGGTAATTGTGTTTTTGCATCCAGTTCATAAGCAATTACAGGAATTTCAATTCTAGTCCAAAAACCCATTTGCCACATAATTCTTTGAAATTTTATTTTTTGTTTAAAATCCCTATCATTAAAAAACATCCGGTTCTCCTCCGTTTTGGAAAAGTTTATTTAATACACTATTTATCTCACGGTTTTGTTCAGCTGTCGTATTCAATCCAATTCTTTGTTCTAAGGTTCTACTAATGGATTTAAGGTTCCCAAGGTTAGGGATGTATCCGTTAAATTCATACTCTGTAAGAAGTTTTCTTTCTTCCCAGGCTTCCCCAATGATGCCCCTAGTCAATTCTGAGTCAAAATCTGTGTCTGTAAACAAAATTTGTTGAGCTAATTTAACAACCATTCTAGCATAATCTGTATCGGCTAAATAAAATCTATATCTTTTATTTCCTATTTCTTCTATTCTTCCTAATCCGCAATCTCGAAGGACACCATATTGAGCTTCAATATCACTATGAGGAGTTTCGCCAATATAACCTCGGTCTAATAATCTTTGTAAAAATAATTCAGGAGATCTTAAAGCAGATATTTTAGAAAAACTTTCCCCGTACCTAACGGCGGCAACAACGTATCTTGCATGTTTAAGTAGTTGTTTATCGTCTACTTCTGTAAATGGGCTAAACATAAAATTAACTTTGCCGCCCGAGGCTACAATAGCAGGAGTCTGTATTAAATTATTTTTCATAATTTCTAATAATATATCATTCTTAATTAAGTTTAAATCCGTTAATGGAAATCCAGGCTTAACCTTAAGTAGTTGAAGGGCATCCTGTACTTCTTTTTCATCATATTGGGACAAGAAATTCATAATTTGACTGGAGTTTTCTTCCATGTAAATTGGTGAAAAAATCACTTGTTCTTCAGTGTTCTGATTTGTAAAGCTATCGATGAAACCACCTTCTTTTCCTATGAATAAAAGGTTATCAATATTATTTTGGTCCAAATCAAAGTCGGTTTTAAGTTTTCTTGGAGATAAACTAAACTTACTTAATCTATCTATAATTTCAATTGTTTGTTGTTCAAATTCTTGAGGGGAGCTATGTTTCCAAAACTCTCCTAACCGTTCATAAGTGGTGTCGAATTTATCCAATAAAACCTCGATCTTACTTGGACGATTTTTACTACCTTTTATACGTATGTATCTAATATCCTCTAGAATATTCAATATCGAAATTAGCTCTGCAAACTGAATCTTTAATTTAGATGCTAAAACAACTAATCCATCAAAATTTTCAATTACATGAATGCCTCTTAAATGGGAGGCCAAACTTGCACACTTCCCTATTAAAATTGTTTGTCTAAGGTTTAAATCAAGATAAGGATCTTGATAACCTATAAGTCCAGTTTGGATATCAAGACTTCTAACACCGATTTGTTTATTGTTAATCATCTATATACCTTCTTTCATTTAAATGAATAGCTTTGACTAGGTCTATATTATCAAAAATTTTTTTAAAAATTTCTTTTTCGACAAAAAAAGACAAAGTTAAGTATCATTATGTAAAGGAAGATTAATACCAATATTAATTCTTTCATGAGCAAATTCATTTGTAACATTAAAAAGAGTTGCAATCTCGCTTATAGCCTTGGTTTTTAAATAATTTAATCGCTTTAACATAAATAGGGGAACACAAAATTTATAAGCGAAAATTTTGGCTTGCATCTCTTGTAACTCAGCAAAAAGGGGAGACATAATCAATTGATTCCCCTCGTGTCTAAGAGCATGACAAAGTTCATGACCAAAATCTTGCCACTGTTCTTGAGGGGAAATCCTATTATCAAGAATAATTACTCCATCATAATAACGACTACCTATGTTTAGAAATTCCACCTTTAATCCCAATCGATGCGAGATATCTAAGAGATCCAATTCATGAGGATTTGAAATTTTCATTTCCTTGTAAAATGCCTCAATCCAATCCTCGAGATGTGTATTATGGGGGACTATAGTTTTCATCTGTAGTTGCCTCCTTAAAAACTAAAGGAATATATGTTCGCATTTAAGGTAAAAAGAAAAGCCCAAAGGCTTAGTAAAAGATGTAAACGATATACATAATAAACCAACGAAAGGATATTGTCCATATTCAGAGCGGAAATTTAAAAAAGTTCACACTCTAAAGCTCTAAATAAAACAAAGTAATATATCATTATTAGTTTGTTTTATCGCGGTTTTTTATGAACTCCCAGAACTGAATTAACTCATCAATTTTTTCTTCTGGTGCGTCTTTTAGATCCTTAAAGAGCAACTGAGTTTTAGGATTTAAAAGTTCCTTCCACATATCATCGTTAGATCCCTCATGTTCTTTTCCTGTCAAGAGAAAATCAATTGAAACATCATAAAGATCTGCCAATTTTTTAGTGGTTTCATAATCAGGTTGCCGTTTTCCTGATTCATAACTAGACAACGTGTTATTTTTTACACCGATTTTTTGGGCAACAAATTTTTGTGTTAACCCCGCTTTTTCACGTAAAAATTTCAATCTATCTGCATAATTCATGAATTATTCTCACTTCCCAATATTATCGCTTTATCGATATTACGCTTTACCGTAATTTTAACATTATTTATTTCTCTATTTGAGAAAAAATAATCACAATTCGAGAAAAAAATATCACAAAACGAGAACAAAAATCTTTACATTCTCGTTTTGTGAACTTATAATAAAATTGAATTCACGAAACGAGAACTTTGGGGGTGATAATTTGAAGGAGATCTTGGGTTCCCGAATAAGAGAGCTAAGAAAAGAAAAAGGGCTAACTCAGTTTTATCTTGCTATTGAGTTGGGGTATAAACACTCTTCCATTATTAGTGAGATTGAATCCGGTAAGAAAAGTCTTAATGCCGAGAAGTTGCCCACTGTTGCTAAAGCGTTAGATGTAGAGATAAACAAACTTTTTTTTGAATAAAAAGTTCTCGAATTGTGAACTCCGAAAGACTATGAAAGAGGTGATCAAGTGAATCAACTTCCTGTTGATCCAGAGTTTCTCAAAAAGAGAATGGCTATCCCGTCAAAAATTGCTCAGTTGTCTTACTGCGATCCAGAGAAAGCAATTAAGTATATCCGCATTTGGGGGGAACATAAAAAGCCTGTATCTGAGTTATACACTGAATTAATTAATGCACTCATTGAAACTAAAGTTGTTTAGTAATCCTTTCTGTTAATAGCTTATCAAAAATTAAATATGACAAAGGTAGAAAAGGAGCGATTAGTAATGCAATTTGGTAGAGCATCACAAGCTGCCAAAAACTCAAGGAAAGACGCAAAACTAACGCAGCAGCGAATGGCGATGGAAGACGATTTATTTATGTCAAGGGAGTCTATATCCCATCAAGAAAACGGCCGGCATCGGGTTCAACCAGAGGTGACCGAGTACTTTAGTGAAAAGCATAATGATCCGTGGTCAGCTATTGAGGCAGCTTCTGAGTATTCAGGGTGGGGGCCAATTAGATTAGATGGCCCTGCTGCTGAGGTTAATCGTATGACAGCTGCTGTACAATCAACTATTCAAATGACAGAAGCAATCGATTCTTTAAAAGAGCATATGGAAATTTTCACGATTAAGCCTGATTCTGTTTCAGATAAAACATCTATCGAAAAAACAATTCAAGAGTGTCTTGATGTTATAACTGCACTTACTCAATTTGTTGCAGTGATCTGCAAAGAATATTCGATTAACTGGTTAAAGATGTGGAGTAAACACAAGCTTAAGCTTTTAACACGAGGATTGATTACGAAATGACAGCTAATCAACTTTTTAGGTCAGATTTGAAAAGAATGGTTGCTGAAGTAATTTGTATCGAAGAATTATCAAAAATGCTAGTTAAAGCTGTACATGAAGGGGATTCAAACAAAGCGGAACGTTTTATTGGGGATATTCAAAAATCCCATAATGAGCTTAAGAGATTAAGAGAAAACAAGCGGAAATTTCCAGATGCTATGAAGATTATGGAACAGTCTCAATCTTCTTCAGAACTAATCGAAAAAATTGGAAAGGATGTTTTAAATGAACTTTGTTTTTACTGTCAGTGGATTAAAGAAGGTTTCGGATGTTCGTGTGCAGTGTAGGAAAGCGAGAGAAAATCCAGCGGGGCTATTAATGGTAGAGGCAGAAATAAAAGGATACTTAAGGAGAAAAGCAGCAAGCCACCACGCTCACTGCTTTCGCCATAAAAACTACTGGACGAATTTATTATAAAGCTTTATTTGAAAATCGGCAAGCCAGCTTGTGCTTGTCGTCATGGCTGGGGACGTATCTATTCCATTTGTATACCCTCCATGTACCGTTCCTGGCTGTGACGATGCGCGCAAGCATCAGAAAGAAGGTGAAATTATGGGTGCCATTTGATTCTGTAGAGGAATTGGTACATGCCACAAAAGTTGTTGGAGAACTTCGTATGGCCATTTGTGCGGAGAAAACTAGAGCCGAGTTGTTTTCAAATGACCAAAGCAGCAAAGAGGTTCTTCAAGAAGCGTTAGACCAGATTGCTCTCGATCTTTCAGAAGCGTTAAGCAAACACAAATTGTAAGGAGGGAGACGAATGGATCATCCAATCATCACTCAAATTGAGCGTACGGGCTATCCCGCGTCTGTTCCAAAAGAGGATGAGAAAGTCAGGGATTTCTATGGTGAAGAGGTATCGCTGGCTCATGACGATTATGTCTTTGATAAAAATCAAGGCGAAATCATTTTTATCGATAACCTGCCGCGCTACTTAAAAGAGGAGCTTGAATTTGAATTTTATACGGGCAAATAAAAAAAGCCCACTCTGTACAAGTGGGTGGTGAAAGGGCTGATGAGGGCTCTTTCACAATACACACGATTCATGATGATAGTTTATCAAAATGCCTCGTGAAAAACAAGGAGGTTTCAATACATGGCAAAACCATATAGAATTATTAGTTTTAGTTCAGATCGATTTGATCAATGGAGAATCAGTGAGTCTGGCGGATGTATTTCTTTCAAAGGTAGTACACCGGTATTTGAATTTAAAACCAAAGGACAATACGAGAAATATCTCAAGCTAAATGATCGTAGGGGGATTCAACAATGAATGGTTTATCGGCTATAAATTATGACGATTACAAGCCTACCGATACTAAAGCACAAAGCGTAACCCAACAAGCTATGATCAGCAGACAAGCTCAAGAAGTACAGGTCGGCATGTATGTAGCAAAAAACTTCCCCCGGGACACTTATCAGGCTGTTGAGCGGGTTAAAACGGCATGCCAAAGAAGGTTGCTTGCTGAAAATGCAATTTATGAATATCCTCGCGGAGGCACAAAAGTTTCAGGGCCTTCAATTAGGCTGGCAGAAGCATTAGCCCAATGTTGGGGAAACATCGATTTTGGAATTATGGAACTCGAGCAAAAGGCTGGCGAATCAACTGTTATGTCTTATGCATGGGATCTCGAAACAAACACCAGACAAACAAAAATTTTCACTGTAAAACATGAACGGTCAACCAAAAAAGGCATTCAAAAATTAACCGATTCCCGCGATGTTTATGAACATATTGCCAATCAAGGCTCTCGCCGTTTAAGAGCCTGTATTCTTGGTGTGATTCCAGGTGACATTGTAGATCTAGCAGTTGATATGTGTCAAAAAACTCTTATCAGCGGTCATAAAGAGCCTTTAGAGGACCGCCTAAGAAATGCACAAACTATGTTTAAACAAGAATTCGGAGTAACCAAAGAAATGCTTGAAGAGTATATTGGTAGCAATTTTGACGCTTTTTCCGAACATGATTATTTGAAAATTGGCCGTGTCTACAATTCATTGCGCGATGGCATGGCTAAGAAAGAAGATTATTTCAACATCAAAACCCCTTCTGCAACTAAATCTAAGGCTGAAGAGGAATTCAAAAAGCAAAAGGAAAAAGAAAAAGCACTAAAAGCGGAGAAGGAGGGTGATCCTGCTGATGGTGACCCTACCGCAGGTGAACAAGGAGAATTACTATTCTAACGAGATTGATAAGTATTACATGTCAAATTCACAATACAAGAGTTTTTTGCAATGTGAAGCTGCAACTATGGCAAAAATCAATGGAGAGTGGGAGCCACCAACTTCGGAAGCTCTCCTCTTCGGTCAATATATTCATGCCTGGCTTGAAGGAGAAGCTGCTTTTGACGAATTCAAAAACAACACACCCTCTCTCTTTACTAAAAAAGGACATTTATATAAACAATATCAGTTAGCTGATCAGATGATTGAAACAATAAGAAGTGATGAACTCTGTATGTTTGTTCTTACTGGAGAAAAGGAAGCCATTATTACTGCCGAGCTATTCGGTGTTCATTGGAAAGGAAAGCTAGATGTCTATAACCCTGCAGGTGGACGGTTTGCAGATTTAAAAACAACACGTTCATTACGGGAGAAGGTTTGGGATCCTGAGTTAGGATATTGTTCTTTTGTAGAAGCATATGGATATATTGCCCAAATGGCGTTATATGCAGAAATTGAAAAACGCTTTTCCAAAAGAAATGAATGGCTCGAGCCACTCATTGTTGGAGTTTCCAAGGAAAATCCGCCGGACAAAGCCGTCATCAACATCGGTGAAAGCCGAATGGAAGTAGAGCTTGAGGATATTGAAAGAAGAATGGATCGTATTCTGCAGGTTAAACACGGTGGGGAAAAACCGAAACGCTGCGAAAGGTGCCAATATTGCCGCGCCACAAACCAGCTTAACCATATCGTTCATTTTACGGAGTTGATTGGCCAATCATGAAGGAAATTCTGATTCCTTATCCCTTCTGTTATGTATGGTTGACGGAAGGAATAAAAGAACGAAATGAACGGAAAGCGCTACTTGAAATGTATGTGAGGGATTATATCAAGGCAAATGAAGAGAATCTGGAATTTATAAAGGTTAAAGGCTTTTCAGCGCTCTGTAAACGGAAAGGAGGAGATTGACGTGCATGGATGGATTAAGTTGCACCGGAAGATAGTTGATCATGAAATATGGAGTGATGTAACGACATTTCGGCTGTTCACCTTACTTCTGCTTAAAGCAAGTCATCAGGATGGAATAAAAATTAACGGTATTGAACTGAAAAAAGGTCAGTACATAAGATCCTATTCAAAATTATGTGACGACCTTGAATTTAAAGAAGGACGGGCGTTTAAAAAAGTCTCAAAAAGCACCATTTTACGTTCTGTGAAAAAACTCGTGAAAAATGGAATGATCACCGTTAGCGAAACGGATAGCGGAACGCTGTTCACCATCGTTAAATATCAATTGTACCAAGGGTTTAGCCATACAGATGAATCGTTTCACGAAACGGATAATGAACCTTTAACGAAACGACCGCAGAACGATCACGGAACGATCGCGGAACAAAAACAAGAATTAAAGAATTTAAGAAGAGAAGAAGAGGAAGAGAACCTCTCAGCATTCCAACAAATCGAAAACAAATTTCTGCAGCGGAAAGGCAGCTTGTTTTTATCGCCTATGGATTCGCAGTCAATCAACAGACTTCTTAAAGACCAAATTCCTTTGGAGAATATCCTGAAATGGATTGATGAAATATTCGACGAATACAAGCCGAAACATCGTGCCGATACCATCAAATCTTTTGCTTACTGTGAAAAAGGCATTCTTGATCGATGGGCCAAGCTTAAGCAACAGCAATCGAATGTCAAAGAGTTCCCGAATAAGAAAATCAAGAACAGTTTTGATGCTTTGGCCGAATATGCCAGAGAGCGCGGTATTCAGATGGGGGGATAAACGTGGAAGTGAACCAGGCAATGGAGATCCTGCAAAGAATAGCTGCTGCTTATACAAAATTTGATTTAACCGGCGAAGTTGGTAAAAAGCGAATTGAACTCTGGATTGATCATCTTAGCAAATTGCCATATGAACCGGTTTTCGCGAAAGTGGACGAGCACATTTTAAATAATCGATTTCCACCATCTATTGCTGAGATTAAAGTCAGACAGCCAGAGAAAAACGAATTTTTAGCAAAACAGAAAGAGTGGGAACGCCATGCAAAATATTCTCCAAAACGTTGAGGCTGAACAGGCTCTGCTCGGCTGCATTCTCGTAGAAAGTGACCTGATTAAAGAATTGTCTCTGCAGCCCGAGCATTTTTCTGAAACGAGACATCAAGTCATTTTTAAGGCCATGCGTGAGGTTGAAAAGCTCGGCAAGTCCGTTGATATGGTCACCACGGTTACAAAATTAGGCGATTCCGTTGAGCAAGTAGGTGGCCTTCAATATTTAACGGACTTAGGTAGTGCAGTGGCCAGCACCGCCAATTTCTTGGCCTATCAGACATTGATTTACGAAGCTTATAGATTAAGAGAAATGAAAAAGATTGCGATTGAATTCGCAAATACTCCGACCGACGACGGCATCACGGAGCTATATAAACGAGCGATGGAGCTTCAAGAAATCGGCATTGAAAAAACCCGTACGAAACAGGATGTCCTCATGGAGATTTACAATGACATGCACGAGGAGAAGGAGGACATCACGGGCATCAACACTGGATTAATCGATTTGAACGCTATGACAGGCGGCTGGCAGGATGGCGACTTAATTGTGTTAGCCGCCCGCCCATCTATGGGAAAAACCGCTTTTGCATTAAACATGGGGAAATCAAATTGTGAAAAGGGTGGAGTGACCGACATTTTTTCACTTGAAATGCCGGACAAGCAATTAACTCATCGTCTACTTAGCAATCTTGGGAACATCGAGGGATCGAAGTGGAAGAACCCCCGAAAGTTCTTTAGCGATCACGATTATGGGAATGCAACCAAAGCCATTGGAGAATATGAAAGTTGGAATATCAACATTCACGATCAACCTGCTCAAACACTGGCAGATATACGTTCAAAAATTCGAAAGACGAAAAAAGAAAATCCGGATAACCAAAAGCATTTGGTCATCATCGACTATCTGCAGCTTATCCGAGCTATAGGAAAGTATGAAAGAAGGGACTTAGAGGTCGGGAGTATTACTGCAGAATTGAAGGAAATGGCCCGAGCATTCAAGATCCCGATCATTCTTCTTTCTCAATTATCTAGGGCGGTAGAGCAGCGGCAAGATAAGCGGCCAATGATGTCCGACTTAAGGGAATCCGGAAGCATTGAACAAGATGCCGATGTCGTCATGTTTCTTTACCGCGATGATTACTACAACAAAAATTCCGAACTAAAAAACATTATTGAAATTGATCTTGCCAAGCAGCGAAACGGTCCGACCGGCATGATACAAGCAAGCTTTATAAAGGAGTACGGAAGATTCATAAACCTTGCCAGGCAGATGGATGCCGGTTTGGTTGGATAAGAAAGGAGAAATTGTATTGAGTGAAAAATCAACGACAGACACCGGCAGTGAGCGGCAGGATTATTTGATTCATGAGCTTATCAGATATGGTCATTATGAATCAGATGATGGCCGTCAGCTCTATGAGTTACCGCTTGTCGAGCTTGAGCGGCTTCACATAAAAGTGAAATGTAATTTTGGCCATAAAATGTCATGCGAGGCGGGAGATTGATGAGAGTGTTTCAATCATTTCGATGTTTAGCATTTATTATTATTCACGCCAGAAGAGAAGATTCAAAGATTCATAGCTGGCTATCTGATGACGGGAGGTAGAGGAAATTGATTGAAGTTGGCGATTGGATTTATATGAGTACACAAGGATACCAAGGAAATGCATTTGTTGTGCACAGAGAGCAAGATGTGCTTTTAGTCCAGATCCCTTCTGGCACTTTATCACGAATTTCTATTCATTCTGTAACGAAACTCGATGAACGACTGAGAGACAAAGATTTTCAAGTGCTCATTGATCTTGCCTTGGATTTGGGAGATAAAAAATGGTTTGACGAGTTGGCAGAGCGACGCCGGGAGGTCATGAGATAATGCCGAGGTTTTTCGTTGCAATCGTGCTTCTGAATTGGAACATCGGCTTTGAAATCCATTTAGTCAACGGAATGAGGTTGGTCAGATTGACCTTTCTTCCACTCACATTATTTATCAGAATAGGAGAGCCACAGAAATGATTGAATTCACGATTTACGGAGAACCAGTTGCGCAAGGTCGTCCCCGTGCGACGACTATAAACGGAATGGTGCGGATGTATGACCCTAAGAAATCAAGAGATTTCAAGCAGTATGTGAAATTAGCCGCTTCTGATCATCGCCCTCCTAATCTATTCAAAGGGCCGTTGGAGTTAGAAGTAAAGGTTTATAAATCGACTCTTAAGAGTTTTAGCAAGAAAAAGGCCGCTGCAGCTGAAAGAGGAGAGCTCCGGCCCAGCAAAAAGCCGGACGTTGATAACTATATCAAGGGTATCAAGGACGGCCTTAACAAAGTGCTATGGCAAGATGACAGCCAAATTGTTGATTTGCACGTCAGTAAATTTTATAGCGAGAAACCAAGAATTGAAATTAAAGTCACCCCATTATCCCAGGAGGAGGAACAATTATGTCTTTCATTGATTTCAAAGCAATCGTAAAAAAGGTGAATATGAAACCGAAGGGCTTAACGGAAATTACCTTGGAGGTCAATAGCGCGGATTTAGACGGGAAGATTCAACACCTCTCTGAAATGATTGATCAAAAAGTGGAATCCCAATTGGAATCAACACTGGTCAATTATAACGTTGAAATCAATCCTAACACGAACCAACCTACAACTAGCTATAAGGTTGACCAGCGTGGAGTAGTATCAGAGGTTGAGCCGCAACCAGAACAACTTGAGGCTGAGCTTGGGCTACCCAAGGAAAACATTCCAACCAAAAAAGAAAAACGGCAGATAGAACGGGCAATTATAGAGGAGTTTATCACCAGCGGAATGGCGCCTAATTTCGAGGAGTTTCCGAGCGACTTCCCTAATTTCGTGAAGCGTAAAATTGAAGGTGAATCCTATAGCAAATTGGCGTCTGAGCTTGAGATCTCTTCGGGCAAAATTGTTGATCTAATGGATCAATATTTCGCGAAAGTTGCGCCGCTTGCAGATACATGGTGGGACTGGAAGCAAGACCAGGACGCAGAAGCGGAACCGCTGTTCAAGCAAGAAAACGATGCGCCGGCTGAAGAAGACTCGCCAGCTGATAATGACAGCCAGGATGACCAGGAAGATGAGGAACACGGTGCTGCATGATCAAACACAATGGTATTTGCTTTTTCGCATAGAGGAAGAGGATGGACAAGCCGTCCACCTCTATGCACCTATTAGCTAACAAAAAAACCGAAGCGATTGCTCCGGCTATGGTACACAATAATGGGCACTTCAATCATAGCATAGGGAGCGATGCAAGTGAACCGTCCAAGAGAGTTAGACATCAATCAGGATTTTTCAGTTAATAGCAAAATTCAAAGTGGGAAAGTAACTGTCATCGTTTTAGATGGCGTTAACGGTGTTGCTTACGAAGCAGAGGCGCCGGAACATGGAAAAACGATCATTGAAACAGCGAAGGGTGACTTTGCCCGAGTCGATTATCGAATTGGTTACAAGATTAAATAGTGAAAGTGGTTTAGCCGTCCTTATGGCAAATGTGTAACTTAGAAAAAAGGGGGAAGAGTACTTCTGCTGTTTATTTTTAAGTGAGACTTAATTTACACTTGTATATATATTGGTTGCCAAAAAACAGTTTAAAGTGTAAAATGGTTGCAAAGAATATGGGATAGGGAGTGTTAATTTGGATATTGTTTTTCCTATTAATGCAAAAGAAATAATAAATAAAGAAATACCCTTAAATATTCGTCGCAACTTTGTTAATTTAATACAAACTGGTTATGACTTAGTAACACAAAGTATGAATGAGACATCTTTTTTTAAATGGGATATTGGTAAGAGGCATAGAGGTTACTTAGACCATATTGCAGTGGAATATGTTCTTTATGAAGCAGCATTAAACGGAACAGTTAATTTAAAACCTTCTGTAGTACCTAATTCTAATCGTTCGGCTTTGCATCTTGAGTTAGAAAGTCAGAATATGAAATTGACAGTAAGCCGTGTCTCAGATAAATTTAAAACCGCTAGAAATGCTAAATTTAGATCAATACTCCAAAAAAGCAATCAACTATATTGGACTGAAACAAATGAAATAAAGGAAGAACCTGCTTATTTACAGTTAACTCATGGAAATGAAGACGGAAAATTGTCATTTGCTAATCTGGGGATACCTGATAATAAAGGTGGATGGTATGATTTTCTTGATTTAACTAAGGAGTTACATATTGTCAGGAAAAAATTACAAGAGGAAAATGAAATTAAACCTGAACAATTGGTGGGTTTTAAAAATTTTGCTCAAGGAGTGCTAAAAAGTGGAGGATCGTCTTAAACGATTCTCGTCCATAGTTCCCGAAAGAATAAAGATGGGACGAGAAGCCAGAGGACTAACAACCAGAGAATTCGCAGAAATGATCGGAGTTTCTCACCAAATGATATCCAAGTATGAAAAAGGTCAATCAATTCCAGGATCACAAGTTCTTGATAAAATGGTTAAGGAATTGAACCTGCCATTTAGGTTCTTTTTGAAAACTAAGAAGGCAGCAGGAGAAGACAAAACAGTTTTCTTTAGAAGTAGAGCAGTTTCTTCTGTCAAATTAAAAAAAATACATGAAATCAAACTTGAGTGGTTAAAGGAAATTCAATATTATTTAGAAGATATTCTTGATTTTCCAAAAGTGAACTTTCCTAATCTTATTAATCAAAAAAATTTTTTTCAACCAGTACATTTTGAAGAAATTGATGAACTGGCAATGACCCTGAGAAAGTTTTGGAATCTAAATGAAGGTCCGATAAGTAATCTACTTTTGTTATTGGAGAAAAACGGTGTAATAATTAGTAAAGTAAATTTTTCAGATATAAAAATCGATGCCTGTTCTGAATGGGATGAGAATGGAAGACCCTTTATTCTTTTAGGGAATAATAAACAATCGTCATCAAGAACTCGATTCGACTTAGCACATGAATTAGGTCATTTAATTTTACACCGGTATATTAAAAAAAGTGAATTTAACAATAAACAAATATATAAAAGAATAGAGGAAGAAGCTGATCGATTTGCTTCAGCATTTCTTATGCCTAGATCTTCGTTTATTGAGGAATTTGTAGGATCTTCCTTAGACTTTTTTGTTTTAATGAAAAAGAGATGGAAAGTGTCAATTCAAGCTCTTGTTTACAGGGCATCAGATTTGGGTTTAATATCTGATTATCAAAAGTCTTATCTATGGAGGCAAATCTCTAGTAAGGGATGGAGAAAATCAGAACCATTTGAAGAGCTTATTGTAGAGGAACCTGTAGTTCTAAAACAAGCTTTTGAATTAATAATTAATCATGAAGTGAAGAGTAAAGGACAATTAGTTGATGATTTGTCTTTAAATCGTGAGGACATAGAGGAGTTATCTAATGTTGAAAAAGGATTTTTGTTAGAATTTAATGAAAAGCCTTTGGAAGATAATATTCTTAACTTCAAAATTTAAAAGTCCAAGACGGAGAGCCTGCGGACACTAAACCAGCGCAAAAAAGCGTTTGTTTAGTGTCTTTTTTATTTTAAGGAGGGGTGGATCTTGTTAGCTAAACAATTGGCTTTTCTACCGCCTATAGACGAAAAAGAAGTCAGAAATACGATGATAAGGGAGCTGAAAAGGTACAAGGCTTTGAAGGTCCAGCTTGAAAACCGGAAAGAACGGGAAGCAGCTGGGATGAATAACCTTTTCCCCAAGCTCAGAGACCAGAACTCTTTAAATGAATTGAAAGTTTGTCAGATGGACAGGGCGCTTAAACAAAGCCTTGATGTTGATGAATTAAAGATTATAAAGGCCAAGTATCTCTCTTCCCAAAAAATAAAGGACATTGAGATTTATATGGAGATGGGGTTGAAAAAGGACAAATACTATCAGATCAAACGGCAGGCCATTTATAATCTGGCCACAGCTCTCGGGATAATATAGCGTGGCTTATTTAAAAAACCGCAATAGCATTTAAATTTAATCTCCTAAAATCACCCCCACTAAATCAATGATTCTTAATCCCTTCTTAAATTGCTATTGCGGGGGTAACCGAAAATTTAATTGCGGTGGTCCGAACGTCTTTTTCAAATGGTGGAATATTGTTAAAATTTACATCATTAGTATAGTTAAGGGAAGGGTGAAAAGGTTGGATAGAATCTCATCTGCAGAAGTGGGGATGAAAATTACTGAGTGGCACCAGCATATTCAAAAATTCAATGTGACAGACGCCGAAATGCTTAAAGCTGAAATTGAAAGGGATATAGAGGTTATGGAAGAAGATCAGGATTTACTAATCTATTATCAATTGATGGCTTTCCGCCATAGTATAATGATTGAATATATAGCACCTTCAGGTGAAAAACAGATGGAATTATCAGAATATTTAAAGAGGATTGAAGGGAATAAACGAAAATTAGATCACATGCTCACGTATTATTATAATTTTTTTCGAGGGATGTATGAATTTAGGAATGGAGAATATACGAAGGCAATTACTTATTATAAAAGAGCTGAACGTCAATTTCCTGCTATATCAGATTCGATTGAGAAAGCGGAATTTTACTTTAAAATGGCTGAAGTCTACTACCATATGAAAATGACCCACGTTTCAATGTATTTTGCAGAGCGAGCATATAACATTTACAAAAAATATGAACTCTATTCTGTTCGCCTTATTCAGTGTCATTTTGTCATTGCTGGAAATTATGATGATTTAGAGAATCATGAGAAGGCTCTTCCACACCTAAATAAAGCACTTAGAGGCGCAGAACTATTAAAAAAGAAAAATCTACAGATATACGCTTCTGCTTTTTACAATCTTGGCAACTGCTATCACAAAATGGACAACTTAAACAAGGCTGCAAGATATATTGAACAAGCTCTAGTTCAATATAAAAAATTAAAATCAAAAAATTTGCCGCAAGCATACCACGACTTGGCGCTAATCAATTTCAAACAAAATAAGTATGATAAAGCCAGGGATTATTACCGCAAAGGGCTGAGAAGTGCTGTGGAACTTAAAGATAATCTGTTTATAAGCCTTTTTGAAGCTCTCGAGTCACTTTATATAAAACGTGGTGAAACTACATCGCTTTTTAAAATTTTCAATCGATTGGAAACAAGCAAAGGATTTCCGTATTTGGAAGAGCTGGCATTGTTAGCCGGCACCTATCTAGATTATAATGGAAAAACAGAGGATAGTCTCATCTGTCTTAAAAAGATGGTCTATGCTCAAAAGCAAATATTGAAGGGGGAATGTTTGTATGAAGTCTAAAATGAAGATCGGTTTAGGGATTATGATAATTGGACTTGGTTTTCTCAGTCATTTTTCGAACAACGATGATATGAACACAGCTTCAAGAAACATCACAAGCGCACCCAGTCATTATTTTGTTGTTTAACTAAAAAATGAGTTTTTGGATTATCCTTTTAGCCGTTTTATTAGCGGCTTTTTTTTATGTATTTCAAACACTCAACAAATAGGTTTAATGACCTGATCCCAAGGATTCATTTTCACGGATTGACAGGATTTATTCACCAATTCTTTTCTATAAAGTGGTAAAATATTTCGTGGTATGTCACTTTTGTATTAGAGGAGAATGCTATGAAAACTCTTGATGTTCAGGCGTTGCACAAAGCCATTGATCAAACGCTGGAACAATTAAAACATCAATCAGACGAATTCGCCAAAGTCAAAAAAGCCGTAGAGGGTATTACATCACTTGATGATGCTTTACAGGGAAAAGGAGGAGACGCAATTCGTGCGTTTTATAAGGAATGTCACACCCCTTTTCTACAGTTCTATGATACTTTCATAGAGGAATACAGTTCCACGCTAAAGAAAATGAAAAGCACGTTGAATTCCCTTGAACCAAACCACAACGGATTTATATCGCAAACCTTCCTCGAACACGAGCTGGAACAAGGGGTGAATGCAGCCGACCGCACAACGAAGCGTTTGGTATCGAAAACAAATGCCACGATCGCAAAAGTCAGCCACATTGTCGATTTGCCCGATTTGAATGACAGCGGTTTTCATGAACAGAATCAGAAAGCCTTAAAGGAAATCAATCAGACAATTGAAAAGCTACATGCTTTTGACCGCGAACAAACAAGCGCTCTTAAAACTGCTGAACAAGACCTTGAAACGATGCAAAAATACATCACAGAGCTTGAGAAAATGTACACAGGCCCAAAAATCGAGATCACAAGCTATAAAAAAGGCTCAATTTTAAAACCGGATGAGAATACAAACATTAACGGTCCGGTCGGCGGTCTAAAAGGAGCGTTAGAAAATGCTGAGCCTTCTCCGATGGAAATCATGCTAAAAAAATTGTCCGATCAAGAAGCATCTGAAGTCGATTCACTTACCAAAGCAGACCATTCTAAAAAGATTGATACAGGTATTCGCATCATCAAAGGCAAAGTATATAATATGAAGGGATACAAAAAGCTCGGTTCTGTCGATGTCACCGATGAAATCGGTACAGGCAAGGACTTCGTCGGCGGTTCGTACATGCTTTATTCAAACGGTCAAATTGTCCGAAAATACATATCCGGCGGTGAAGTGAAATACGAACTTGTCAGTCGCATACCGGAAAGCAGAGTGAAGAAAAGCAACATTGAAAAAGCTCTTGATTGGGCTAAAGACACAGTTGGAGAATTGTCCGGTGGTTATGATGGTTATAGAGCGATAACAGGTGTTGACCCTGTGACTGGTGAAAAACTATCCGTCACTGACCGTATCCTGTCCGGTGTTTCTGTCATACCCGCTACTAAAGTAGTCAAGGTAGGAAAATATGTTTTCAAAGCGAATAAAGGTGCGAAGACGGCGAAAAGGGTTTCGACCAGTACTGCTAAAAGGCCAGGGGGATATCTCAAGGAAGATGTTGATGAACATGGCTATTTAAGCCCAGGGGTTAATCGTGCACCAGGTAACAAAAATATTGCTTCTGATAATCGGGTACAGTCTCACCACCCAATACAAAATGAATGGGCGAAAAGATGGGCTAAAGAAGGTGGATTTGATTATAACGAAAAGAAAGCATCCGCAATACTTCTCCCGTCAAGCTCTGGCCTTTCACACGCAAAAATCTCTTCGATGCAAAGAAAGCGAAGAAAAATTGAGGGATTTAATACTGACATACGTTATGAATTTAATGTGAGTTATAGGGAAATGATTGAAGCAGGTGTTGATCAAAAAGCTACCCGAAAAGCAATGAAGGATGCATATAAATATTTCGATGGTTTGGGAGGTTTTGTAAAGTGATTGATTTATCAATGGTTTCAGATTTGATAAAAAATATTCCAGCAAGTGAAAGTGAAATTCAAGAGTCAGAAGATATTCTACAAGCTAAATTACCAAATGTATATAAGGATTTATTAAGAAATACAAATGGTTTTTCAATTGGTGGTGAGGTGGCTATTTATGGTACAGAAGATATTGTGGAAAGAAACGAGACATGGGAAGTAGATGAATATGCAAGAGGATATGTCGCTATTGGAGATGATGGCGGAGGTAATGTTTTCTTAATGTTTCAAAATGAAAAGGAAACAGAAGTATTGATTGTTGACTCTGGGGATATGGATCCAAGCCATGCTACTGTAATCACTTCAGATTTTATTGAATGGGTGAATAGTGGTTGTATTATAAGGGAATCGGAACAGAAAACAATAAGTGAGCCACCTGATACATGCAATATAGTGTTAGCAAAGCCCCTTGATGGAGGATTGAAAGATTTAATAAAAATAAAGAATATATTAGGTATTGAGATTTCAACAGCGGATCTACTAAAGGGTTCAAAAAATCCCCCTTATTTATTAATGGAAAGATTCCCATATGGAAAGGCAAAGAAACTAATTGAAAAATTAGGACCCATTGGTACGGTGCTGAGATTAGAGCCGATTGTCAAAGATAACTAATATTAACGAATTAAAGAGAAATATTGCTGAAATCACCAAAACCTTGATTGGCTATTGCCTTTCAAGGTTTTTTATGTTCCAATCCGAGAAAAATCCGACAAAAAGGGGGATAAAATGGGGGACTTTTTCTATTCCACTTTGTCATACGATAGAGACAAGAAAAACGAACGTGAATATCGAGTCCAAGAAGGAGAGCCTGCGGACACTGATCTTTTGCACAAGGATGTTGTGCAGCTGATTGGTGGCCGCTTTTTTATTGGCCAGAATGGGAGACGCACCTTTCCCTTATCAAGTGTGAACTCGGATGTATCGAATGATGATGAAGGTCGTCAGCTTCACAGGAGGAGCGGCTGGAGTCTATGCAGGATTGCGCGCGATAGTCACGGGGAACGCAAGCGGTGAGATCCCGTTTGCAAAGGAAGTCATTTTTATATGGCTCCCTATAATCTTTGCGTCCTCCTGGAGATTAGCCGGAGCCATTTTTAATTCAAAAAGCGAATAGCGCAAGGTGGTGTTTATTCGATAAGGAGAATGAGTATGGAGTTGAAAGATGTTTTATCAGCGAACACGAAGCAACAGCTTAAAAAAGCGTTAAGCCCTTCAACGAAGGCAGATGAACCTTTAACGAGGCGAGATTGGGAAGAGATTATGGGAATCAGGAAAGACACTTACAAACGACTAGGCGGGCGCATTCGCCGAAAACAGTAGTAAGAAAGCTTTTCCCGGTAACGAATGCACCTAAATATTAAAAAAACACTTCCGATATATACAGGGGGTGATATTTATGAGAGATAGTAATGAAAAAATTGAGTTTGGTAAAATCAAAACCATAGAAATATATTTGCAACGATTTCAAAAGAACCTACATAAAAAAAGCTTAGCTGATCAGATTGCATTTAAAGATGAAATCAAAAAACGTCATGATAAAAAGGAAATTCAAATGTTCCTGGGCAGGCTGGAAGATCAGATTGAAAATAAAAAAGCTTTAAATCACTTTACTACTGCTTTTTTTGCAATTCTATCTTTTGTTTTGGGAAGTACATTGAATTATGGTCTTAAACTTGTGACTGAGGCAGATGCAGATGTTGCTCCTACAATTATCCTTTTGGTTTTTTATGCTGCCGTAGTAATTTGGTTTGTGCTATCAGGTTGGGAATCAAGGAACCTTAAAAAGCTGAGCCTTTATAAAAGGCTATTACAAGAGTGTTTAGATGAATCACCGGAAAAAAGACATTTTAGAAGAGTACAAAAAAGTACCAGACACCTTACTAAATAAGGTGTTTTTTTATTGGAGGCGATACATCATGGATATTAGAACCATACCAGTAGAAAAGATTAACCCTGCCCCATATAATCCGCGCATTGATCTGCAGCAAGTTGATCCAGAATACGAAGCACTTAAACAGTCTATGACTCGTTTTGGTGCAGTCGAACCATTAGTCTGGAATGAAAGGACTGGCAACCTTGTAGGCGGCCACCAACGCTTTAAAATCCTCATGGAAGAAAATCCAAAGACACTCCTGGTTTCAGTTGTAAATCTGGATGAGGCTGAGGAAAAAGCGCTCAACCTGGCTTTAAATAAGATCAGCGGCGACTGGGATGATTACAAACTTGAACAGGTTTTAGAAGACCTGCAACACAATAATTTTGATCTATCCCTTACAGGCTTTTCAGAAAGTGAAATAGATGAAATCTTGGGAGATCTGGCTGAGCATGAAGGCAACGGAGGAAAAATCAATGACAGCCAGGAATTAGACCTGGATGATTATGAAGATGATCATTTCCAACATACTTGCCCGAAATGCGGATTTTCATTTAACGAATAGGTGATTACATGGAAAAGAAAGAATACCGTTGGAAGTTGGCCGATTTAAAAAACATCAAGAAAAATGGCCTTAAAGTATTCAGTACATTCTCTTGCGGCGGAGGTTCCTCTATGGGCTATAAGCTCGCCGGCTACGATCTTTTGGGGAACTGTGAGATCGATCCGCAAATGATGAAGATTTACAGGAAGAATCATAACCCGAAATATCCTTTTCTTATGGACATCAGAGACTTTAACAAAATGGAAAATCTGCCTGATGAATTGTTCGATTTAGATATTTTTGATGGTTCCCCGCCCTGCAGCGTGTTTTCTATTGCGGGGGATCGGGAAAAGGCTTGGGGAAAAGAAAAAGCCTTTCGTGAAGGACAGGCCAAACAGTCACTTGATGATCTATTTTTTCATTACCTTGATGCTGTTGAAAGGCTGAGGCCCAAAATCTTTGTGGCCGAGAATGTAAAAGGTATGGTGAGCGGAAACGCTAAAGGATATGTAAAGCTCGTAATTGAACGGGCAAAAGAAATAGGATACGATGTTCAGCTGTTCTTGCTGAATGCTGCCACAATGGGAGTCCCGCAACGTAGAGAGCGGGTCTTTTTTATTGGCCGAAGGAAGGACTTGAATTTACTGCCACTTAAATTGTCCTTCAATGAGCCACCGATTGTATATAAAGAATTCAGAAGCGGCCATGGTGCAAGGCTTAAAGAAACATCAAAGCTTTATAAAAGATGGGTGAAGCGACGGCCGCCGGATAATAATGTGGGAGACATCACGAAAAGGATTGAAGGGAAAGAATCTAATTTCAATACGATTTTAGTGAAAAATAGCCTTGTCCCGCCTACTCTCGCAAGTGGTTCGGTCTTTGTCCGTTATGATGAGCCCTACTATATCTCTGAACGAGATATCATTTTGATGCAATCTTTCCCACTGGATTATGATTTTATGGACGCATCTGTTCAATATGTTTGTGGGATGAGTGTTCCTCCGGTCATGATGAAAAAAATATCGGAACAGATTTACAAACAGTGGTTTGAAAAATAAAAAAGAGGGTGCTGACAACACCCTCCCTCAACCAAGGCCATCAGCCTGGTAAGAGCGTGATAAAGACGCGGCCGCGTTTCGTGGGAAAATCACGCTCTCATCTCTATTCTATTGGAGGACCAGGCAAATGGCAACAGAAAATACAAACATACGTTCTTACGACGATGAAGAAAAAGAAGAACTGCTTCTCCTTCATAGTGCTGAATTACTTGAAAACATCAGTCAATCTAAAGAGAAATACCGGAAAATTATTCAGGCGGGTATCACCCAATGGGTCAAAGATTTTCAAAGCGGCCATATTAAGGTGAACACTGTTGAAGATTTAAAAAAGCTCATCGAGCTCGATATACAGCTTCAGAAAGATGAAGAAATTTAAAAACAAACTCAAACTCAATTCAGGTTGCGGAGGTGGGTGAAATGTAATGGCGAGACCGCGTGATCCAAGACGTGACGAAGCGTTCCGTTTATGGAAAGAAAGCAGCGGAACCAAGAAATTAAAAGACATCGCGGATGAATTGGGCGTCTCAAGCAGCACCGTCCGCAAGTGGAAAGCAACAGATAAATGGGAAGATGAATTCAAAAGGAGCGCTCCTAAACCGAATGGGAGCGCTCCTTTTCGTCCCGGCGCTCCAAAAGGGAATAAAAACGCCAAAGGAAACAAGGGCGGAAATGTACCGCCTGGAAACCAAAATGCTAAAGGGAATAGGGGCGGTGCTGCACCAAAAGGGAATAAAAATTCTGTCCGTACCGGTGAATATGAAACAATCATGTGGGATTTTTTAACCGAGGATGAGCGACAGCTGTTCGGGGAAATCGAAACGGACCCGCTCTTTCAAATTGATCTAACCATCAGGGAGTTAAACCTTCGGGAGCGGAGAATGATGCAGCGGATCAGCCGGATAGAAAGCGGCCTATCTGAAAAACAGCGCCGCGTGCTGCAACAAATGCGCAAGGTCAAGGACATCGTTCAAACCCCGGATAAGAATGGACTAGTCAAGCCCGTCCCGGTTATGAATGAGCGTCTTGTCGTGACTGAAATTGAGGAAACCGAGATGCGGGCTATTGATGATATTTTGAATATCGAGGAGGCACTCACCCGGGTAACGGATAAGCGGCTGAAGGCCATTCGTCAGAAATACGATATGATCCGCTTAATGGATGAACATGAATTGAAGCTCCGCGGTATCTATCTTTCAAATGAGACAAAACAAGTTGAGCTTGAACGCTTGACTGCCCGCCCTGTGGACAATTCTGTGAATATCACAATTACTCGTAAGGGTGACGGCAAATGACGGTAAAAGAAAAAGAAGTCAATCCGCATTTTGAAGACTTTCTCTTTGACTGGAATCAAAAATTTCAGCTGCTCGTCGGCGGTTACGGATCATCCAAAAGCTATCACATCGCTCTCAAGCTCATTTTGAAGCTTCTTGAAGAAAAACGAACAGTATTAGTCATTCGTGAAGTGTACGACACTCACCGGGATTCTACATTCTCTCTTTTTGAAGAGATCATCAATGATTTAGAGATTGATCATATTGTGAGGTGTATGACATCCCCGATGCAGGTCAGGTTTCCAAATGGCAGCCGGATCATATTCAAGGGGCTGGACAAACCGGCCAAACTGAAATCGATCAATAACATCTCGATCATTTGGATTGAGGAATGTTCAGAGGTCAAGTATGAAGGCTTTAAAGAGCTTCTCGGCCGTCTGCGGCATCCTACGCTGCCGCTTCATATGATTTTTTCCACGAACCCGGTCGGGGAAGACAACTGGACGTATAAGCATTTCTTTAAAGACGATCTGAATAATCGATTTGTCCTGGATGATAAAGAGCTTTATGAAAAGCGAACGATCGTTTTAAATGACACATACTATCATCATTCCACGGCGGAAGATAATTTGTTTCTACCAGAAAGCTATGTAAGGCAGCTGGATGAACTGAAAGAATACGATCCAGACCTTTACCGCATCGCCAGGAAAGGTCATTTTGGTGTGAATGGGGTTCGGGTTTTTCCTCAGTTTGAAGAGTGGCCACACGATGAAGTTATGCAAGCCATCTCGAACATTGACCGTCCCATCAAGCGGGTAGGCATGGACTTTGGTTTTGAAGAATCCTATAACGCTGTAGTCCGGCTTGCGGTGGATCATAAGAAAAAGCACCTCTATATCTATTGGGAGTATTACAAAAGAGGAATGACGGATGACCTGACGGCAGAGGAGCTCCAAGAATTCAAGAACACCCAGGAGCTGATCAAAGCTGATTCAGCGGAGCCTAAAACGATTCAATATTTCCGGCAGCAGGGTTTCAATATGGTGGGAGCGCATAAGTACCAGGGTTCGCGCCTGCAGTATACGAAAAAGATCAAGCGGTTTAAAAAAATCATTTGTTCTGATCAATGTCAAAACACTATTTTTGAACTCAAGCCGCTGACCTATAAAAAGGACAAGCTGGGTAACATCATTGAAGATGAATTCAAGATCGACCCCCACACTCTTTCGGCCATCTGGTACGCCCTCGATGATTACGAGGTCACCGATCTGAAGGAGAAACCGAAAATCCGGCCGCGGCCAAATAGAGAGAGGAGGTAAAGCATGGCTCAACAATCTGTAAAAGCCACCGTGTTCAAAGCGAATGCGCCGAGCGAAACGACCAAACAGATTTATGAAGATCAGTTCACCTATCAAGGAAATGACATCATCGAGCCGCCTTATAGTTTGAAGGAATTGAAAAGCATCGCAGAGTATTCAACGATCCTGCAGCAGTGCATTCACGCCTACAAAACGAATATTCTCGGCTTTGGCTTTGATGTGGAATACACCTTTGACATTAACGGGGATGATGTACAGTCTGAAAAAAAGCAGGCTGCGGAAAATGATTGGACTCGGCTTGAGGAATTTATCCGCTACCTTCATTTTGATGAATCAGCCGAAATTGTTGTCGGATACGCTATAGAAGATCGGGAGAAAACCGGGAACGGATTTCTAGAAGTTCTTCGCAACGGGACCGGGCAGCCGGCGGGAGTTGAATATCTTGATGTTAAAAACATGAGGGTGTGCCACTATACAGAGCCGATCGAAGTAGAATTCACATTTCGGGAGCACAATGAAATCAAAACGATGAAGCGGAAGAAAAGATTCCGGAAGTACGTTCAGATGGTTGATGGAAAACAGGTCTTCTTCAAGGAATACGGGGATCCGCGAATTATGAATTTGCGGACTGGCAAATATGAAGCCAACACTCCAGAGGAGCTTCAAGCTAACGAAGTCATTCACTTCAAGCTCGGCAGCGGTGCTTATGGCGTTCCCCGTTGGATTGGGCATATCGTAAATCTATACGGGGCCAGAAAAGCGGAAGAACTGAATTACATGTACTTTAAGCAAGGCAGGCATATCCCGGCAGCCATCACGGTGGAAAACGGGATGCTTTCTGAAGCCTCTTATCAACAGCTGCAGGAGTACATGAATGACCTTGAAGGCACAGAAAACGCTCATAAATTCCTCCTGCTTGAAGTAGAGGGAATACCAACTGAAAAGGGCATTACGGGGGAAGAGAATGTTTCTTCCGTCAAAGTTGATATTAAGTCCCTGGGCGAAATTCTGCAGCAAGACGCCTTATTTCTTGAATATGACGAGAAAAGCAGAAGCAAGCTGCGTTCTGCCTTCCGTCTGCCGCCGCTGTATACAGGGGAAGCACACGAGTATAACAAGGCAACCGCGGACACCGCTCGAAAAATCACAGAAGAACAAGTCTTTCAGCCGGAAAGGAAGATCATAACCGGCAAACTGAATAATTTGTTTCTGTCTGATTTGAATATTTATCATGCTCAGCTTACTTTAAAAGGTCCAGACTTCCGTGATCCGATGGAGATTGCCAAAGTATTAGGGCCTTTTATTAATGCCGGTGCAGTATCTCCCAATGATCTCCGGGATCTGGCTGGTCGTGTTCTTGGGAAAACACTTGAAGAATGGCCGGAGGATGAATACAGTCGGCCGCTTGGCAAGGTACAAAACAATTCTTCTGATCCGCTGCAGGCTCTTTTTCAAAAATCAAAAGATAATCGTTCAGAGGATTTGATCATGCTGCTGAAGGATATGAGGGATGTCCTTGAGGAGTTGAAGCAAAATGAATAAGACCGATCAGCTTTTAAACAGTCTGAACGTCTTTATTCGAAAGGCCGAGGAAGATGATGAAAAATCACTCGTGGAGGTTATACCTGATTTCCCCGGCCTTTCTAAAATACCCGGTTATGTCCAGGAATATGAAAAAAAGGTCGCCAGATTGCTCAGAAGCCAGCGTAAGAAGTTTTTAAATGGTGTGAATGATTTTGTAAGCAAAGACTCAAAAGAGACGTTAAAAGCCATTCTGGTGTATTTTACGCAGAATCTATTTGCAGGGGACGACTTCGAGGAGCAATTTCAAGAGCTGACAGAAGGTTTCCTTCAGCAGACCATTGAGGAGCTGGCTTCTGTCATCATGGATTCATTGGATCCTGAAGTACCGTTTAAAGTTCTTTCGAGTCGTTCAACAAATTGGATCAAAGGCTGGTCCGAAGAGCTGGCCGAGATCATGAAATTGAATACCCATGAGGCGGTAGAAAACGTGCTGACAGATGCCATCAAGAACGGTTCTTCTATTCAGGACATTGAATTGACTCTCCGGGACTTGCCGCAGTTTGATAGATCGCGAGCACGGATAACAGCCATAACTGAAGTGCTTGCCGCTTCCTCTGCAGCGCAGCAGGAGGCTTATTCTCAATCGCCGGCTGTCATCGCGAAAAAGTGGAAGCACAGCGGGGGAAAGAAAAATAATCCGCGTGAAAATCACATGGTTCTCGATGGAACGATTGTTGGAGTAGATGAAGAATTCATGATTCCAGGTAGCGGTGAAACCTGCATGCATCCAAGAGATTCAAAGCTGTCAGCAAAGGAGCGGGTTCATTGTCATTGCGTTCTATCACCCGTGGTTGATAACAAAATTTTAGGGTTATCACTTGAAGAAAAAGAAGAGATTCGAAGAGAAGCCTTAGCAAATATGGAATAAAGTAGTATAATAGCCTCATTATATAATAGTGGGGTTTTAATATGGATTTGAATGCTTTTGGGTTTATAAAGGAATACTTACCTGTTATTACTGTAGTTTTATCAGCGTTTATTGCATTTATTTCAACTATTCGACACAAAGACCTTGAAAGGTTTTATAAAAATGCTGAAAATAACTTAGAAAAAGTAATCGAACCTATGTATCTTAAGGTTAAAAACATCGAAAATATCGAGGATAGACAACATAAAATTGAGCTGATTAAAGACTTTTTCGATATTTATGATTCGAAAAAAATGAATATCTCAAAGCTTGGGAATAGACAGTTGATTAATAAATTTTTTGAGACAGAGAAGGCATTTAATCAATATATTCTTAAATTTGATGAAGAAAGTTTGAAATCATTATTCTTTAAAGTAAGGAGTCTAAAATACAATATTGAAAAAGAGTATTGGAGGCTGTTTGAGACTATATATAAGGACTACAACTGGTATAAAAAAACTGTAGACATGAATTATCTATTCCGCTTTTTTTTAAGAGTCTCTTTTTTTATTGAAAGTACCTTATATGCAGTTACTTGGATATCATTTGGTTTTGTACTGTTTGTAATTTTTGACGAAGTGTCTGTTAGTGAAGCAGTTTGGGTTGAAAACTTTAAAGAAGATATTTTATCTGCACTTATAATTTTTATTTCGTCTCTTGCCACTCTTTATATTTCTATGTTTATTAATTTTGCTTTTGCAGACGATACAAAACAGAAAAAAAGATTCGTCGATTATGCATCGGCGGGTTTAACTTATGTATTGAAGAAGATTTCTTTGAAAAATCGAGAATGGAAAGAAGAACGAGCTAATCGCAAAGTAGAAAGAGAACGTGCTGCCCGCTCAAAAGTAAATGATTAAGCTTGAAAGGGGGTGAATAAATGCCACGCGAATTAGTAAACGCAAAAATCACACATGTTTCTTATGTAGACAAGGCTGCTAACCAAAAGCAGTTCTTTTTTATGAAGTCAGAAAAACAGCCGGACTTTCAGAAAGAAATCAAGGTCCTGACAAAAGCGGATGATGAAAAAAAGCTTGTATACGGGATTGTATATGAACCAGATACGCCAGACGCTCATGGGGATTTCATGACAGCTGCCGAAATTGAGAAAGCAGCCCATGGATTCCTAAAGGATGCCAGGGAGATTGATAAGCAACATGATTTTCAAGGCGGCGTCGGTGAAGTGGTGGAATCCTATGTCGCGCCGGCGGACTTTGAGGTCAATGGTGAAACCATAAAAAAAGGATCATGGGTGCTTGTCACAAAAGCTTCGGATGAGGTCTGGGAGCAGATCAAAAAAGGCGACATCACAGGGTATTCAATGGCCGGCACCGCCGAAACAATCGAAAAACAAAAAGAGAAGCCTGTTTCTCCTTCTGCCAATGAAGAGAAAGGGCTTTTTAATTTGCTGAAAAACTTCTTTTTAGGCAAAAGCGAGGAGGAAGAAACGTCTGTAGAAAAAGCTGGTCGCAAGTTTTCGGCATCCAACCTGAATGAAATCAAAAGTGCTCATGCTGCACTCGGCAATTTGTTGAGTCAGGCAGAAGTCGAAGAGGAGGAAGACGAGTTGAAAAAAGAAGATATTGAAAAATTGCTTGATGACAAATTAAACCCGATCACCAAGCGACTTGATGAAATTGAAAAGGAAGCTGAGCCTGCAGAGGGCGACGGAAAGGATGAAGAACAGTCCCTTGTTAAACAAATGGATGAGCTGCTTGAACAAAAGCTCTCACCTATTCAAGAGCGGTTGGAAGCTGTTGAAAAGAGCCGCAGTCTTTCAAAACAAGCCGGGGATGACCAAGTCTTAGACCAAGAAGAAGTCAAAAAGTCCGTTTGGGACGGCTTACTTTAAAGGAGGAATACGATGAGAAACCAGGAGATTATCAACAAGGCAGAAATGACGCTCGCTTCACTGAAAAGCGGCGGGCTGATGAACCCTACTCAAGCATCAACGTTTATCCGTATGGTGCAAGATACGCCAACAATTTTAAATGATGCCCGCATCATTCCGATGGACCACGATGCACAGAAATTTGAGAAGATCGGTTTTGGCCAGCGTATTCTGAGGGCAGCAGAGGAAGGAAAGTCACTTTCTTCTGATGAAAGAGCTGTTCCAACTACAAGTACGATCGGTATGAACGCAAAAGAAGTCATCGCAGAAGTCCACATCACGTATGACACTCTCGAAAACAACATCGAAAAAGATGGCCTGCAAAACACCATCATGCAGATGCTGGCTGAGCGCGCAGCAGTGGATATCGAGGAATTGATCATTAACGGTGATTCAAAATCAGATGATTCATTCCTTGCACAAATTGATGGAATCCGTAAGCAAGCCCAATCTCACATTGTGGATGCTGCGGGGGGAGAGTTGTCACGGCAAATTTTCAAACGGGGTTATAAGGCTGTACCGCCTAAATATTTGCGCGTGCCGCAGGAATTCCGTTTCTATACTTCACCAGGTATCGAAGTTGAATGGAAGGATAAGGTGGCCGATCGTCAAACCAACTTAGGGGATGCTGCTGTTCAAGGCGGGCTTTCTTCTGCTTTTGGTGTGCCGATCAAGGGAATTGCAAACATGCAGCCATATTCCACTGGCGAAGGAGAAAAAGCGATCGACGTATCAGACGTCATTTTGACTCATCCGAAAAACATCGTGCTCGGATTTTCCCGTAATATCCGAATTGAAGTCGATAAAGATATCCGCCGACGAAAATTCATTATTGTTTTGACAGCAAAACTCGACAGCGTGTTTGAGGAAGAGAACGCGGTAGCCAAAATCATCAAGGTCAAAGAGTAGGTGAAGACACATGGCAGATACCTATAAAGCGCAGCTGATCAAAGGGAAAACTTACGATGTAATGGACCATGTTTTTACCCTGGGTGCAGAGCGGGACGTCAAGAAATCGTTGTATCTCTATCTTAAAGACAATGAACAGTTTAATTGCGAATTGATCAAAGAAAAAGAAGAGAAAGAAGACCCCGAGACTGGCGGCGAGTCCAAGGATGACGGCGCAAAAGACAGCGGCGAATCGAATGAAGAGGAAACGGCCGCTAAAACATCAGCGGCGTCGCCTGCTTCAAAAGTATACACAGAATCAGAATTGAGAGGCATGACGAAGGCGGAACAAGAGACCATTATCTCTGATCTTGGTGGCGATCCAGCAGCGTTCAAAAACGCAGATGAAAGGATTACCTTTATCCTACAGAAACAAGGGGAGTGATGCGGGATGCTGATCACTCCTGACGAAGTGATTGCCTATTCTGTTTTCGATACGGTAAAGGCTCGGCCTGAGGATCTGCTTCAGCATGATATTTTAGAGGCTGAAACCGAGATTCAAAGCATTGTCGGGGATAATTTTTCTGATGAGAAATATCAGCCGCTGCCGGAAAAGGTCAAGCTGGCCTTATTAAAGATGGCGCAATATTTCGCTTTGATTAATTCTGATGAATCTATCGTCAAGGGCTATAAATCTGAAAAAATCGGAGACTATTCCTATACGCTTGGAGATGGTCAGACCATTCAAAAGCCAGATGTCGAAAATCTATTAAAAGATTTTGTTGAGGATCCAAATGTCCCACCTGATGGTAAAGGATCTGTCCTTCTTAGGGTGAGGGCATTATGAGCTACAGCCGGCTCTTAACACACTGTTGTGACATCTACCATCTAAAAGAGGAACAGCCGGCGGAATCCCGGTATGGTGTTCCGGTTCAGGATGGCCAGCCAGAATTCTCTTATCTCGATGAACCGGATATTTTGGATCAAGCTTGTTACTTTACGGAGAAAAATCAATCCGTTGTGCAGCAGGAGCCGAATACATTGATCGTTCAATCCTTTCTGGTTCATTTCCCAGCTTCAGCGGATATTCGACTGAATGACAAAGTGGTTTGGGAAGGAACTTTTTATAAGCTGCAGAAGCCAAGAAAAATTAAAAATCATCACATTGAAGTGACGGCAGTCAGGAGTGACGATCTATGAGAATTGACGGCTTGGATGAATTTATTCAGGCACTCGATGAAGCAATTGACGGAGGGCTTCAAAGTCAGTATGAGCTCTGGCTTGAGGCGATGGGCTATGAGTTTTTGGATATTGTGCAAGATGAAATTATGAGAACTGAAACGGTTGAAACACGCCGCTTGCTCAATTCCTTTCAAAAAGGTGACGCGGACAATATTTTCTCTACTACTGCCGGCAATCTGACATTGGATGTAGGGACCAACTTGGATTATGCTTCTTTTGCAAACGACGGGCACTTTACAATTGATCCATCAAAGAATCTTGACCGCCGGTGGGTTCCTGGGCGTTGGAAAGGTGATCGCTTTGAATATGATCCCGCTGCGGAAACCGGAATGCTGTTGAAGTTTCAATGGGTTGACGGATCTGGCTACTGGGACAATGCCCTGTCCATCTTTGAGCGAATGTTTGAAAAAAGTTTAGACCGCAAGCTTCAGGAATGGCTGGATGAATTCTAAAGGTGGTGATGGCTTGAACGATGAAGTCGGGTCCATTATGAATTTCTTTTATCGGGTGTTTCCCGTCCAAATATATGACCGGGAGATTCCTATTCAAATTAAAACCCCGTCTCTCTATTTTCCGCCGCCTTTCGTAGCGGATGGAAATGACACCGTATCAACGTATATGAAAACATACAGCCTCAATGTGAAGCTATTTCATAAGGATTCACAACAGGCCCACGATGAAGCTGAGAAGATCGCTGAGGCTGTACGGGAAAGGCGCAGCACGATTCCTCTTGTTGATACTGAAGGAACTGAGACGGGAGAATCCTTGCGAATCAATCGGATAGAATCACGAATATCTGATAAAGGGGTCGCTGTGCTGGTTGTTCAATGGAACAGCCGGTATTGGTACAAAAGAGATGAAAAGCCAGCTCTTCAAGATTTTGATTTTACAAGCGGGGTGAAATAAGTGGATACAAAGAAAGTAAAAAATGAAGAGGTTCAGGGGCAAGAGAATGCCACGCGCCGCCCTGAATCTCTTTTTCATATTCAAGACTTACGGGAGCACAGTAAAGAGCTGTTCGGGGTTAAACCGGAAGTTCTGGACGGTGCTCTTTTTGGTTTAGACCAGAAGCAAGTCACAAAATCAGAAGCGAAGAAACGCATCCGCGAATTTCTTCGGAAGGAGGCTAACTAAATGAATGGCGGAACATTTACGCCCGGCAAGGAAAAGGAACGTGCCGGCATTTATTTTAATTTCAAAACAACAGCCCAGGAACGCGTTTCTCTTGGTGAGCGTGGGATTGCGGCTATTCCTGTTAAAACAAGCTGGGGAGAAGCGAAAAAGTTCATTTCAATTTCAAGCATTGAGGACTTGAATAAGAAAGTCGGTTTGCCAATTGATGATCCAACCCTCCTACTTTTCAGAGAGGCTAAGAAAAAAGCACAGACGGTTCTCCTGTATCGCTTGAATGAAGGAAACCGGGCTACAGGTGATATTGATGAAGGTGTAAAAGCTACAGCCAATTATGGCGGCACAAAGGGCAATGACATTATTATTCAAGTCAGCGAGAATGTCCTGGATTCTTCAAAATTTGACGTCACTACATTCTTTAATCAGTCTGAGGTCGATAAACAGACGGTTTCTAAGGCAGAGGAACTCAAGTCAAACCAATACGTCACCTTCACTGGAAAAGGAGAACTGACCATTACAATTCCGCTTTCAGGGGCTGAAGGTGACAAGGAAGAAGGAAAATTAAACACTTCTGCCGGAGTCCGGTTGTCTGGCGGCACAGACAAAAGTGTATCGAATGAAGACTATATGGACTTCTTGGAGGCAGCCGAAACAGAATACTTCGATACCATCGCATTACCGGTGAAAAACAGTGAGCAGCTGAAAGCCACATTCGTATCCTTTATTCAGCGTTTACGGGATAAGCAAGGGCGCAAGGTTCAAGGTGTTCTTTCCGGTTATAAAGGCGATTATGAAGGCATTATCAATGTGACAGAAGGCGTGCTGTTGGAAGACGGTACAGAAATTGCGCCGCATCAGGCCACAGCATGGGTAGCCGGGGCCAGCGCGGGAGCTTCTTTCAATCAATCCTTGACCTTTGTTGAATACGAAGGTGCGGTGGATGTCCTGAACCGCCTTGATGATGACACAGTCATTGAAAAGCTGAACAACGGGGAGTTCTTGTTCACGTTCGATGCCCGTGATAAATCCGTCAGTGTTGAAAAGGATATTAATTCTCTCACGACCTATACGGCCGAGAAGAATAAAAAATTCTCGAAAAACAAAATCATCCGGGTACTTGATGCCATTAACAACGATCTCACGCGGGAACTGAAGGCGCTCATTAAATCCAGAAAAGGAACCGGCAGTGACATCCCGGCTTCTGATGATGGCCTGCAGTATGTCAAAACGCTCATCATTCAATACCTGACGACACTTGAAGACGGAGACGGGATTATAGGATTTGATTCAGATAACGATCTGACTATCAAGCTGAATGAGAACCGTGACGGATTCTTGATTGACTTGGCCGTTCAGCCGGTTGACGCAGCTGAAAAATTCTACTTCAATGTGGAGGTGAAGTAAGATGGCTTTTAAAGCTCAAAACACGATCTCAGGAAAAGAAGGCCGTCTGTTTTTGGATGGTGAAGAACTGGCCTTTATTAAAACATTTGAAGCAAACGTGGAGAAAAATAAAGCAGAGGTCAATGTCATGGGCCGCCGTATGACAGGGCATAAGACAACGGGGGCAAATGGAACAGGAACAGCCACGTTCTACAAAGTTACATCACGATTTGTGCAGCTGATGCTGAACTATGTGAAAAAGGGAGAAGATCCGTATTTCACATTGCAGGCCGTTCTCGATGACCAGTCTTCCGGCCGCGGAACAGAACGAGTCACACTGTTTGATGTGAACTTTGACTCCGCCAAAATCGCAGGGCTCGATGTAGACTCAGAAGCGCTTGAGGAGGAAGTGCCGTTTACTTTCGAGGATTTTGATTTGCCTGAGAAATTGAATGATGCGTTTTGAAAACTAATGAATAGGGTATAAGTGTAAACAAGAGTTTTTTTGAGTAAATAAAAGGATATTAGCGGAATATGTCCATTTTTTAAGGTATTCAAATTTAAGGTGTTTACACTTTTTGTGTACTCGGATGGCTCAATATAGTATAATAAGTATTCAAATAGAGAACTTTTGAATAGTACTATTCAAAAACGGCATTAAGTATTTTTTTCATTGTAAATGCATAAAATAAAGAAGACCCGACTGCGGCCAACAGTCGAGTCAGATGTACAAAGTGGCCCTCAAGGGGCTGGCTCAAAATCGTCTTAAATAGACTTTCCCTTTAAACTTTTGCGGGTCTCAAGGGAAGTCTATTTTTCTTTCTTCGACAACACGGCAATTAACATGCCAAAAGCAATCATTAATGAGATTGTTTCGTATGTTGTCATAAGCATCACCCCCTTCCATAGGGGATGAGCCAACTTCCCTTGAGTGAGCCGAAACTTTGTACAAAGAATATTTTACCATAACACTCTCAAACACCGAGAGTGTTTTTTTATTGCCTAAAGACAAAATGAAAAGGAGCTAATACACATGAGCGAAAAACAAAACGAAAAAGTATATGATCTTTCCTTCTTTATGCCGGGACAAACCGAGGAATCGGAAGAAGTAAAGGTGCCTATCTCTAAGCGTTTTAAAGACAAAGAGGGAAACGTCATTCCTTTTGTGTTCAAAGCCATCACGACAGAGCGCATCGATGAGTTAGAAAAAGAGAACACAACTTTTAAAAATGTGAAAGGCCGGGGCCGTGTGAAAGACTTGGACACTCAACGTTTCTATGCCCGAATTGCGGTTGAGTCTACTGTTTACCCGGATTTTCGTTCAAAAGAGTTGCGTGAGGCATATAAAACACCTGATCCAGTAGAAGTCGCCAAGCGCGTGCTGTCAGTCGGCGGTGAATATGCGAACTGGCTCAACAAAGCAATCGAAATCAACGGCTTTGAAGACGATCCAGAAGATTTAGAAGCCGCTGTAAAAAACTAATCAAGGATGGGAATAAGGAGGCCGTGTATTTGTATTACTGCATGCATGAGCTTCATTATTCTCCATCCCAACTATTAGAAATCTATGAAGCGCCTCGACATTTTAAGGCGTTTTTATTTGGACTTATCGGTCACAAACTTGAAGTTTTAGAGAAAGAGGCAAAGAAGGGAGGTAAATAGATTATGGCCAAATTAACTGCACGCTTTGATCTGCAGGATCGCATGACCTCCCGTCTACGTGCGATTCGGGGTGAGATGGTTCGTATTGATAGACTCAGACAAAGGACTGAACAGCGCCCTTTTGTTATTCGGGTACGAGATAGGGCTAGCCAAACATTGAGAAGAATTCATATGTTTATCCTTCGGGATATCGGCAAGTCTCATCAGCTTGTCCTTTCTGTGAAAGATTTGGCTACCCGATCCATGCAAAAGATGAATCGATTTATCGCACGACGGATGCCGCGAACCCATGAAATCATGATGAAAGTGGTAGACCGGGCAACACCGCAGATTCTGCGACTGAGGCGATATTTAGATCGTCACTTATCTGGTCCTCGCAGAATCCTTATTGAGGCAAAGGATCGGGCGACGGCCGTCATTCGCCGTATTTCCAGGTATGCCAAAGATCAGCTAGAAAGAGGCTACAATGTTACAGTTCGGGCAGTAGACATGGTGACGAAAACCGTGAATCGTATCGTCTCAAGTGCCAGGCGTGAAATTCCGGAGTACTACAAATCAAGTATTCAAGCGATTGACCGGTTTACAGCGCCTGCCCGACGGGTTACGTCTTTTGCGAACCAACACTTGAACCGGACATGGACCGCCACTGTCAAAGTGTTAGACCTTGCAACTAAGCCTTTGAAGGCGATCGCTTCCGCGGCAACTTCAACACTCGGAATTCTTGGTGTAGGAGCCGGGGCGACCGGGGGAATTGTCGTTCCTTTAAAGATGGTTGCCGACCGTCAAAATATGACCACTGCATTTGAAACTCTACTCGGAAGCCGGGCTAAAGCCGATCAAAGACTGGACGAATTAACAACATTCGCTGGTCAAACTCCATTTACCCGGGATGAAATCTTTGAATCAAGCCGGGTGCTGCAGGTCTTTACAGGAAACGCCCTTTCTACTGCTGAAGGGATGAAACTTGTCGGGGATGTTGCTGCAGGTGTGCAGCGGCCATTCTCGGAAGTCGCTCTTTGGATGGGACGTCTCTATGACGGGATCAAGTCTGGCCGTCCGATCGGGGATGCTACGGCAGCCCTGCAAGAAATGGGGGCGATCTCAGGTGAGGCTCGCGGCAAACTTGAGAAATTAGCGGAGAGTGGACAGGACATTTCTAAAACTTGGCCGCAGGTCACAAAAGAATTCAGTAAATACAATGACATGATGGTCAAGATGTCTGACAACCTCGCAAACTTATTTTTAGGGGTTAAGTCATTTATCAATAACTCCATTCTCATGCCATGGGGAAAAGGGCTGGCAGAGGCATTTCAGCCGGCTCTTGAAGCGTTTAGAGAATGGCGCGGTGAATACTCTTTTGTACTGACAGACCTTACAAATAAAGCTCAGAAGGCAGGAAAGGCCTTTGCAGAAAGCTTCTTGAATCCGACGAAAAATGTGTTTGGCTTCATCGGTGAACAGTTCAAAATCCTTTTTCCAGGAGAACTTACGAAAAAACAAAAGAAAGAGCTGGAGCTTAAATTCAAAGAAGATCCTAAGCTGAAAAAACGGTTTGATCAGCTGCAGAAATACAGGGATATGGATTTTAAAACCCGTTGGCAGATCGTGCTGGATAACACGAAGGACGTCTTCGGAGAATGGTGGAAAAAGACGGGAGAACCCGGCTTAATTAAAATGGCAGGCAATCTCGGCAGCACTTACGGAGGCATCATTAATGGGGTTATCAATGGTTTGCTTGGAATTGATGATAAGTCATCCGAAAATGGATTCGTCAATGCCGGAACAAAAGCCGGCCGGACATTTGTTGTCAGCTTTGTGGATGCTTTGGATCCGGTTGAGCTGTCGATGCGTATTGCGAAAAAGCTCGCTAAATTAAATTGGGATGCGGTTACCGGTCAAGGTTCTGTTGGTGGTGCCCTTCTTGCTGATGCGCTCGCTTTAGCCTTTATCGGTAAGGTGGGACGTCTTCTCAAGCCTGTTGGGAAGCTTGTTTCTGGTGTTTTCGCAGGCTATAAGTGGCTAAAAAACAGGCCGGGTTCCGGTGGAAGAACAGGTGGCCCTCTCACCCCAGGTAAGAACAAAAGAGCTGGCGGAGGCCGTCGAGGACCGGAATACCGGAACCCTTGGTTTGGTCAAGGAGAAAGGGTTTCTCTATCAAATCCAAACCAAACGAGAGGCGGCGGGTTCTGGAGCAAAGCAGGAAAAGGGGCCAAGTCAGTCGGTAAACGCGTTCCAATCTTAGGAACCGCGCTTGCTGCAACCGAACTCATTGGCATGAATAAAGACAATGCTGGTGAAAAATTAGGCGGTTTTGGTGGCGGCTTGGCAGGATCAGCTGGAGGAGCAAGTGCAGGGGCTGCCGTCGGAACTTTAATTGCACCAGGTATCGGAACCGCAGTCGGTGGTGTTATCGGTGGTGTCGCCGGTGGCATCGGCGGTTCAGACTTTGGACAATCCATTGGAAAGTGGATTGATGATGGCGGCATCATGAAAACATGGGATACTATTGTGAAAAAGTCGTCAGAAGCTTGGACCAATATTCAAAAGACATGGGAAAAGGTGTCTGACTGGTTTCAGGAAAATGTATCAGATCCTGTCTCTAAAACGTTTGATGATGCGCTCACCTGGATTAAGAATACTTGGTCAACCGTCACAACGTGGTTCGAAGAAAATGTTTGGAATCCTTTTCTGAAACCTGTCGTCGATTTTGCTATTCAAGTCTGGGGCTGGTTAGAACAAGCGTGGTCATGGATCCAAGACACTTGGAAAACTGTAAAGACGTGGTTTCAAGATAACGTTTGGACGCCTATATACAATATTGGAGTAAGAATTATAAACAATGTTGTAGGCTTCTTTGCGGTAGCCTGGTATTCTATCCAGTTGGTATGGGGAATTGCTTCATCATGGTTCATGGAATATGTTTGGGACCCAATATTATCCCATGTTGTTCAATTCGCAATAGACGTGTGGAACTGGCTCGTGCAGGCTTGGAACTGGATTTCTGAAACATGGGAAACCGTCTCGACCTGGTTTGTCGAAAATGTTTGGGATCCAATATTGTCCCACGTTGTTCAATTTGCATTGGATGTGTGGGATTGGTTCGTTAAAGCATGGAACTGGATTTCCGAAACATGGGAGACTGTTTCAACTTGGTTCGTTGAAAATGTCTGGGATCCAATTTTGGAGCCTGCGATTCAGACCGCAACAGATATCTGGAACTGGCTTGTCCAAGCATGGAATTGGATCAAAGAAACATGGGACACTGTTTCGAAATGGTTCACTGAGAACGTCTGGGATCCGATCATTAAAAATCTTATTATAGCAGCTATCCAAATTTACGGTCATTTTTGGATGGCAAAAAATAAAGTGATCAAATACTGGACCGATATTTCTGCTTGGTTTGATGAACATGTTAAAAAACCAATAGTCGGGGTCGCAAATGACATATCAAAAGCGTTTGAAAAAGCGTTTGGCTGGGTCGGAAAAGTCTGGGATAAGGCAAAGGATTTTGGAGGCGGTATAAAACAAAGCTGGGACGATCTGTGGCAGGGTAAAAACAAAACAACCTTTGAAAAAATTGGTGAAGAAAAGACAGGCTGGAAGCCAAAAGAAATACCTGATAAAAAGGCTACAGGTGGCTACATCACAAAACCAACTATTTCATGGATTGGAGAAGCCGGTAATGAATTTGTCATCCCGACAGAAAACAACCGGGGCCGCGGAAAGATGCTGCTCTCACAAGCGGCAACTCAACTCGGTATGCGGGTTGTTGATGATATCGGCTCTGTTTCTACGGATGCCGGAACTGTCGCACCTATTTCGAGTGTTGCTTCCTATTCTGCTTCAGTATCGCCATCAATGAATGCGGGAAACATGACGAATCAAGCATCGTCTTTTGGTCAGCAATTTACAGAAGGCTTTGACGAAGGTCTCAATTCAAACGTTGTCTCTATAGAAGACTGGAAGAAGAAAAACATTCAAACACCTTTTAATAACCTGGTGACAAGTTCCCCATCCTTCGGGAAAAATGTCGTAGCTGGATATGCTTCAGGGCAGAATGCAACTTCTACCGGAACAGATGGATTCTTGCAGTCAAAAGTGAAGACGCCATTTCAAAACACAGTGAATACGGCTTCTTCATGGGGTGTGAATACGGTTAGAGGATTTGCGGCTGGCCAGAATGCTACGCCTACAGGTACAAACCAATATGTCAACACCCATATCAATAAGCCGTTTCTTGATTCGAAACAGTCATCAAGAGGCTGGGGATCTGGCATGATTGGCAATTTTGTATCCGGCATGAATTCAAAAGAGAATGAAGTAAAAGAAGCTGCCAAGGAATTGGCCAAGAAAGTGGAACAAGCTTTCCGCGATGAGTTGGATATTCACTCCCCATCCCGAGTCATGATGAGCCTCGGGCGTTTTGCGTCTGTTGGTATCGTGAAAGGTTTAAGCTCAGTCGATGTGAAGAGTTTCGCCGAAAAACAAGCCGGCTCTCTTGCCGCAGCCTTCTCGGGGATGGGAGCAGTCGGTGGCAACGTAAAAGACTGGCTGCAGAAGGCTCTTATGATCACAGGCACGTCGATGAGTTGGCTTGGCCCACTATCTCAAATGGCCATGCATGAATCAGGCGGAAACCCGCGGGCCATTAACCTGTGGGACAGCAATGCCAAGCGGGGCACGCCATCAAAAGGATTAATGCAAACCATCGATCCAACCTTTAATGCCTATAAGATGAAAGGGTTAAATGATATTTGGAACCCGATTCATAATGCGGTGGCAGCCATCAATTACATCAAAGCTCGGTATGGTTCTGTTTTTAACACGCCGGGAATGAGAAGCAAGCGAAATGGCGGCGGCTATAAGGGCTACGCGAACGGCGGGTTAATCACAAATGAACAAATTGCTCGCATCGGTGAAGGTGGAAAACGGGAATGGATTATTCCAGAAGAGCGCGGCATCCGCGGTCGTTATCTGCTTTCTCAGGCAGCACAGGCACTTGGTCTTGATGTGATCGATCCATCGTCTCAACAATCTGGCATGTCATCTGATCAAGTGGATATTGCCACATCTGGCCAAACTGGTGCCGCCACGGTCGTCCCGTCTGGAACCAAAGAAATCAACATCCATTTTAATGGCGATCAGCATTTTCACAATGATCAAGATGTGGATCGCTTAATTGATAAAATCAAACAGGCCTTAGTTGATGAGTTAGAAGAGGACATTAACATTGGAACGAAGGGAAGTGTAGCTTTTGACTAAATCTGTTTATGAATTTTGGCTATCTCAGGGGAAGGAAAAGCTGCGCTTCCCCGTGCTTCCTGAAAAAATAGACGTAACCAACAACACGGCAAATGAAACCGTTCAAGTGGCCAAATTTGGCGAGCTGACATTCATCAACGATCCGAATGCCAAAACCATTTCGTTTTCCTCTTATTTTTCGAAGAAGTATTCCCCTTTGGCTGAATATAAGGGATTCCCTTCGCCGGAAAATGCAATTGCCACAATCGAACGATGGATGAAAAATAAAAAGCCGGTTCGATTTCTTGTTACCGGTACGAAGATCAATTTAAACTGCAGCATCGATGCCTTTACTCATCATGAAGGCCAAAAAGACATTGGAGACCGTGATTTCGATATCACATTAAAGGAATATAAAACAGCGTCTCCGCGAAAGATCAAGCAAAAAAAGAAGACGAAAAAGAAACGTCCGTCAAAGGCAGCGCCTAAAGTATACACCGTAAAAAAAGGGGATACCCTCTGGCATATTGCTGGCCGATTTTATGGAAACAGCCTGCAGTGGCGGAAAATCTGGAATGCGAATAAAACAGCGATGATCAAGCGGAGTAAACGAAACATAAGGCAGCCTGGTCATTGGATTTTCCCCGGCCAGAAACTAAAAATACCTCAATGAAAACAGGTGGGGTGAACGAATATGATTGAACTATTCGTAGTAAAAGAAACGGAATGGAGGGAGCTGGTGACAGAAAGTGTTTCCCTTGAAGGCCAGCGGTACCAGGCCCCCCGTTCTATTCAAGCGACGATCGTGGTCAAACAAGGCGATCAAAAATATTACAGTGTCCAGGAAGGCGACACGGTTTTATTCAAGTGGAAAGGCAAAGAGCTGTTCCGCGGAATTGTGTTTTCCAGGATACCTGATGAACATACGTTAGTGTTCACTGCTTATGATATGCTGCAATATCTTGTGAAAAATAAAGATGTCTATGTTTTTTCAAATAAACGGGCGGATCAAATTGTCCACCGGATCGCCAACGATTTTCAAATTCCAAAGACTTCGATCGCCAATACAGGGTATACAATTAAATCCCTTGTCATCAAAGACGATACATCGCTCTATGACATCATTTTGAAGGCCTTAAAAGAGACCAAAAAGCAAACGGGGAAAAACTTTCAACTCTATTCATCCAAAGGAAAGCTCGGTTTGCGGGCATGGCCGGACCCGTCGGAAATTTGGGTATTAGAAACCGGCGTCAATATTATGGACTATCAGTACAGTACATCCATAAATGATACAGCGACACGCGTTAAAATGCGCCGACAGAAAGACAACAAAACGTATACGGCTACCGCAAGCGACAGCACCGGCATAAAAAAATACGGTGTTTTGCAGTATGTTGAAACGGTATCGGATAACATTAACCAGGCACAGCTCCAAGAGCGAGCCAAAGTTAGACAGTCACAGAAAAAGGGTGTCAAAAAGGAGCTGAAAAGCATTCAGGCACTTGGGATTCCGGATCTTCAAAGCGGCATGCCGGTGTACATCTCGATCCCGGAGGTCGGCAATAAACAAAAGTATTGGGTCGATACAGACAAGCATGAATTTAAGGGTTCCAAACACACGATGACGATCGATGTTGTCCCTAAAAACCATATGCCGAGTGGAGCGTCCGCATCATGAGATTAAGTGATGCCATAAAAGAGTTAGCTCTCGGAGCCGTGAACGCAGAGTCTCCTGTCGATGTGATGCCCGCGAAAATCGTATCGGCTTCACCTCTCAGCATTAAAATTCGAGACAATGACAAATTGGTGATTCCCTCTGATTTGTTGGTTGTGGCTGAACATTTAACAGAACATACAAGGGAAATAGAGCTTGACGGAGAGAAAAAAAACATCCGTTTTTACAATCAGTTGAATACAGGAGACCATGTGATGATTGCAGCCATGCCAGGCGGGCAATCTTTTTTTGTGATCGACAAGATATAGGAGGTGTCTGATATGGCGCTTTCCCCGGAAGTAGAATTTGAAGATATCGAGGATGACAGTAACGTCATTGAGACTTCAAAAACATACAAAATTGATTTTGATTCCGGCCAAATAACGAATGAAATCATTACAGGGCTTGATGCCATTAAACAAATGGTTTATATGGCCCTTCGAACGGAACGTTATGGTTATCCGATCTATAGCCATGATATCGGAAATGAACTGCAGGAGGTTCTTTCTGACAATGAAACGACCGATGCTTATAAGGAAATGGAGATCCCGCGACTGATCGAGGAGGCTCTGATTTTTGACGAAAGAATCACGGCCGTCAAAGATTTTGAAATTCATAAAATAGAGGACGCCTTTCATGTATCATTTACGGTTGAAACAGATGAAGGAACCTTGGAGATTGAAGAGGTGATTGGTGAAGATGTTTGAAGATCAGACGTTTGATGAGATTATGGAGCGTATGCTTGAACGTGTCCCAGCTGATATTGATAAACGGGAAAACAGTGTGATTTGGAATGCATTGGCGCCAGCGGCTGCAGAACTCGCTCAATCCTATATCTGGCTGGACACGGTGTTGGAATTGGTCTTCGCCGACACTGCCCAAGGTGAATTTTTAGACAGGCGGGCCGCTGAAGCCGGTTTGGAAAGGCAGCCAGCAACAAAAGCGGTCAGGGCCGCAAAATTTACAAAAGGCGTTAACATTCCCGTAGGTTCCCGCTTCTTTATTGACAATCTGTATTTCAAATATACGAGGGATGGTTATTTGGAATGTGAAACCGCCGGAGAAGCCGGAAACGCAAATTTAGACGGGCGTCCTCTCCTTTCTCTCGATACAATTCCAGGACTTGATTCAGCCGTTATGGGGAAACTCCTGGTTCCAGGCAAGGAAGAGGAAACAGACGAAGAATTGTATGCGCGGTATTCCGTCCGGGTCCGGCGGGAAGCTGTAAGCGCAAATAAAATGCATTATAAGCAATGGGCGGAAGAGGTAGACGGAGTTGGCCGGGCGAAGGTATTTCCTCTTTGGGATGGAGACGGAACGGTTAAAATCGTGATTACGAATGCCAAAATGGAACCTGCATCAGATACCTTAGTCGATAAGGTAAAAGACTATATTGATCCCGATCCCGGAAAAGGGGAGGGACAGGCTCCGATCGGGGCGACGGTCACCGTAGAAAGCGCAGTATATAAAAAAGTTGATATTGAAGTTACCGTTGTTCCCGAACCTGATTACTCAATTGAGGATGTTCAAAAAGAAATCGAAGATAAAGTGAAAAGCTTTTTTAAAGAAATTGCATTTACAGAAAGCATTGTCCGACTTTCCAAAATCAATAACATTGTTTTTAACGCGGATTCTGTCAGCGATTATGCTGATGTGAAAATCAACGGGGATACGAAAAACTTGGAGCTGAAGGATGAAGACATACCGAAGCTTGGGACGGTGACGATCCATGAACAAGATTGAAGAAATGGAGAACTATTTGCCGCCGTTCCTCACAAAAGTTAGAGAAATGAGCGAGATTCTACAAGCGGAAGCACCGGAATTTGAGCAGCAGAACAATGATATTTTTGATCTGACAGATCAGCTGTTCATTACAACAGCGACATGGGGCCTTGATCGGTGGGAAGCTCTATTAAATGTGGCCAGAGAATCTGGAGATTCTATAGAGATAAGGCGACTACGGCTGATATCGAAGACATCTAATATTCCGCCGGCTACTTATCAGGCTATCGAACAAGCTTTAAACCGATTTTTAAAGAATCCTTCAGCTCAAGTTCGGCTACTTCCGAAAGAGTACCGCTTTAATGTAGATATTGACATTGATGATTTGCAGAATGTCAGAGAGCTTATTGAAACACTTGAAAATATAAAACCGGCTCATCTCGCATATACATTTCGGCCAGGCTTCAATGAGCAGCTGAAAATTAAGGATACAGTCACAATGAATCATCGAAGGTATCGAAAAATAAAGGAACTCCGGGTCGGTTACTCTGTCACTCTCGATAATAATGAGGTGGTTTTAACATGATCACAAAAAAATACAGGGAGCGCGTGGCGGCCGATCTGAAAAGCAGGATCAAAAAGGTATTGTTGAATGGGAAAGAAACTGAGATTGCCAACATCACGATCAATGGCACGACTGTCACGGTGTTGACCAAACGTGAGGAAGATGTCAGCCATATTGAAAATGTCCAGGTCATCGATGATCAAGACCATGTGATTACAGAACGAAGTCCCGATCTGGATGTCAGCACCAACCGCACGCTCGATTTCCGATTTACATTTGAGGTGGTGGAATAAATGACTTATAAAGAAAAGACGGACTGGCTCCCGGATGATCCGATAACTGAAGATGACGTGAACCGCTGGGAAAAAGGCATTAAAGAGGCGCATACCGATTTGGCTGCCCATAAAAATGACCTGAATAATCCGCACGGCACGACAAAGGACCAAATTGGGCTTGGAAATGTAGAGAATGTGAAGCAAGCTTCAAAAGCTGAATTTATTCGGCATGTTGATGATGAAACGATCCATATTACAGCAGATGAAAGAGCAGAATGGAATGCCAAGGAAACGCCGAGTGCTGCCCAGGATAAAGCAGATCGTGCGGAAGAGAATGCGAAAACATATGCGGATCAAACATTCACCAATGAGAAATTGACTGTTTTACCAGATTCAGAGGCGATTCAAGATGCCCGGACTGCAGGAAGTGAATATCCTCTCGGAATTACATTGATGGATATTGGCCAAGGCAATAAAACTGGTTATCCACTCAGCTATGGCTTTGTGAAAAACGAAAAGCGTTCGAACTATCGTTTTACTCAATACTTTTATGGGACCGCAAATGAAACCGGTGATTATTACTATAATACGGGGACATGGATTCGGCACTGGTGGAATGAGTCTGGCTGGACCCAATGGGAAAAAATATCTGGTTTTGCCCATGCGAACATAGGGACAACAGGCAGACAAGCTTTGATAAGAGGGGAACTCCAGAAAATCAAATTCAATCGCATCATCAAAGACAGCCATAAATTGTTTGATACGAAAAACAACAGGTTTAAGGCCAGTCATTCAGGAATGTACCTGGTAGGCGCAAGTTTGTATATTGAAAACCCACTCCAATATTCAAACTTTGAGCTTTATGTTTACAAGAACGGCACTAAATATAAATTGATGAATCGTTTCATCATTCCATCTCCAAAAGATAACAGTGATTCAACAGAATTTCATGCGACGGTGACAGGCACAGTAAGCGTTCCACTTGATGAAGGAGATTATATCGAGATTTACGTATATGCAGGTTATTCCGGAACCAAGACCCGTTATCTTATGGACAGCGATGGAGTTCTTAATTATTTCGATATTTTAGAACTAGGTGGCCGGAATTACCCGAATATGTAGGAGGTGAGCTTATGATCTTATATGATGCCATCATGTACAAGTATCCTGAGGCCATCCCCAAAAAGGATTTTGTCTTGAGAAACGATGGGAATGGATCTTATATTGAAGAATGGAATTTAAGGGCGCCTATTCCGACAAAAGAGGAGCTGCAGTTGTGGTGGGAAGAATCAAAAAAGAGTCAGCTATATACACCGCCAAGCCTAACAGAGTCCCTTGGCCGCCAGCTGACAGAGGAGAGGCTGGCACGAAAAGCTCTTGAGGAGTCATACAAACTTATGGGGCAAGAACTGGCAAAACTTAAGATTCAATCGCTTCAATTGAAAGGGGAGGAGCAGCAATGAACTTTTGGGTGTTGGCACTTTACTATAATTGGGCCACAACAGACATGGTGAAACAAGCACTCTATTATAAAGACTGTACCGCAGAAGACTTCAAAGATGGGGTAGATAACAGGCTTGTGTCTCCCGGACAATACAAAGAAATCTTTAATGAAGAATACCCGCCGGAAGCCGTCATATAGGCTTTTTTATTTTGCCTTTTAGGGGGTGATCTATGGGCGCGTGCTTCATCCGTTTGATTGGTCAGATTAAAGAGATATACAAAAACAGAGGAGGATGAACATTGGCTAAACACAATTTTTTGTTTCCGTTGGATGCTGATTCAAGACCAGGTGCGGTGAAACCATTTCGGGAGGGGGATACGGATTTTACAGTTCCTAATATGGATGTCAGCGGCGGCGCAGAGCTGCTGACCAATCTGCCTCTTAAAGCTACAGAGGTTTATAACCAATATGGCCAAGACCGGCTGGGAGATGTACTTATTTCTAAAGTGAGGGGCCATGCTTTTGCAGATAAAGCTGGGTCATTATATGTTGAAGAAAGTGACGACGGGAATTCTTGGTCCACAGTGAAATCTATCGATGTAAAAGAACATGAGTTAGGTGACACAGGATGGGTTTATCTATCCAAAAGGTATTATCGTTTTCGATATGTTAACGGCAACTTGGAACAGTCTGATTTTGCCCTATATCAATCACTTGGATCAGGTGAACAGGATGTCCGGGTTTCAGGAGGATTTGAGGCGCCTTCTTTAGACATTCCAGCTGATGGTCTCCCTGTAAAAGCACTGAAAACTATTACTTCAGAAAGCTTTTTAGAAGAACAGGTCATCAAAGCAGGAGAGTCTATCTATCTAAATATTGATGCGGCAGGTCATCAGCTTGGACTCGCGATTTATCTTTATGAAAAGACGAATCTGAGTGTTCGCATGACTTACATCATCCCGGGAACAAGCAACTATACCCTGAGGGGTTATGAAGATGTCATTGTATTAGAAAATAATGACCGAGACGCTCAGAAGGTTGATTTATTAGCTGCCTCTCCGCGACTTATGCTGACCAATAACGGAGAAACAGACGTGAAAATTAAAAACCTTGTGGTTACTCATTTCTTGTAAGAACACACCGTAAAAAAACGGTGTCTTTATTTTGCCTCGGAGGAGGTGAAAACGATGTGAGAACGGGAGGATTTAGGGAGATGTCGCAAACAAACGAATACGAAGTATTTCAGAAAGAGATCAAAGAGATCAAGGCGGATCAAAAAACGCTTGAGAAGCGTGTCAGTACCCTAGAAAGAACATCAGAACGCCATGATCAGCAGATTATATCTATCAATGAAAAGCTGAATAAGATCGAGGAAAACACAACTTGGATCAAGCGCAGCATCACCGGCGCGATCATTACAGCGGTAAGCACCGGCATCATCGGCGGCGCAATCGCTGTTTTTTATAATCTACTGCAGAAATAAGGAGGAAAGCACAATATGAAAAACTTAGACAAAGGCACAGTTGTCCGGACGGTGCTTCTTTTTATTGCGTTGGTAAACCAGACATTGATCATGTTTGGAAAATCAACTTTGCCGATCAGCGAGGATCAGGTCAATACGTTGGCCGACGCTTTGTATGTGGCCGGCTCCACGATTTTTACAATCATCACAACGTTGGTCGCTTGGTTTAAAAACAACTATGTTACCGGTAAAGGAAAGCAGCAAAAAGAAGTTTTGAAACAAAAAGGATTAACAAAATGAGGTTGCCGGCTGGCAGCCTTTTAATAATTTAAAGGAGGATTTTAATAATGGGAATTAAAGGAATCGACGTATCACACTGGCAAGGTAATATCAATTGGAAGAAAGTTGCGGGGGACGGTATTAAATTCGCTTTTATCAAAGCAACAGAAGGGACAACATTAAAGGACAATAAATTTGTAACGAATATTTCAGGTGCTAACGCTGTGGGGATTAAAACGGGAGCCTACCACTTTGCAAGATTCGGTTCCAAGTCAGAAGCATTGGCAGAGGCCAGGTTCTTTTTGTCAGTTGCCAATAAGGTCCGTCTCACATATCCGCTTGTGCTTGATCTTGAAGTCAATCAACGGAATGTCAGTAAATCAGTTTTGACAGATGCAGCAGTGGCCTTTTTACGGGAAGTTGAAAAAGCTGGTTACTTCGCCATGATATACAGCGGTAAGTCTTTCCTTGAGAATTGCCTTGACGAATCCAAGCTGAAGCCATTTGCATTATGGGTTGCTCGTTATAACAACACACTTGGCCGTCATGCGGATATCTGGCAGTATTCTTCTAACGGAAAGGTGTCAGGTATTTCTGGTAATGTTGATATGAATATTTGTTATCGTGACGGGTTACGGGCACAGGTGGCCGTAAAAACTGAAAAAGTTGCCACTACAGTAAAACCTATTTCAAACAAAAAGCCAGTTAAATCGGGTACGGTTTACACAGTCAAAAAAGGGAATACGCTCTCGGAAATCGCACAGAAATACAACACAACCGTCAAAGCTCTCCAAAGTTTGAACAACATAAAAGACCCTAATAAGATTTATGTTGGCCAAAAATTAAAGATTAGCAGCAGTACTTCAACAGCATCGAATAAAAAACAGTATTACACAATCAAATCCGGTGATACTTTATTCGGAATCTCCAAAAGATTCAACACATCAATAAAGACGCTGCAGAATTGGAATGGCATCAAAAATCCAAATAAAATTTATGCTGGACAAAAGATTCGTGTTAGATGACAACACATGACTAGCTCAAAATCAATGGGAAAGCTACTGGGCAAGGTTGTTTGCAGAACGAGAGTCCTTCTTTAACACAAGTTAAAAAATAAGATCAAAGAGGAGTTACATTGTAAAACTATCCACATCAATCAAGAAGTACAACAGTAAACTGTTGTACTTCTCTTTTCTTTTCATGATGTTTAATTTAGTTCTTTTGTGCATTAACTATTTCGAAGTGCATATGCTGAACAGTAACCAATTTCAAAAGAATATCCGACTCCTGCTGTTGTTAAACATCCGAGACAAACAGGAGCAGCACCTGATAGACAAAAAGCTGCGCAAGCAAGGTTTAATCCGTCCTGTATCCAATCCGGAATAGGTGCAAGATTGTCCCAACAGTAATTCATTGCAGACCAAAAACTTTTATGTTTTTTTGCTGCAGTTCCTAATTTTTGGTCTCTATCAACTGATGGTATATAGTCTTTATCTACAACAATTTCTCCATTTCTTAGAGACTTTACATTTGCTTTGGTGTCACTTATTTTGGTGATTAAAACCTCTGAATACTCTACTACTTTTTTTGTATTATCATAGATTACTGAAAATCCATGTACACCATCAGATTCAACGTCAATTTGTACTAATAATAAATCATACTCTTCTAATTTAAAAACTTTGAAACCATCAATATTTGATACTGTTATTTTATCTTTATATGTATCAAATTTGTTATTTTCAAGACCCTTAACTGTTTGATTGTACATTTCCTCCGCTTCTTTTCCTGTTATTTCTTTTGCTATTTCTTTAAAGGCTTCTAAACTTTTTGAAAAACCTCCATTTTTACCTTTTTCAATTTGTGATGACAGTGGAGTGTAGGAAACGTTTGGCTCACTTTGAACTGCAATACTTTCATTAGGAAACAAAATACTGGATAGAAACATCAAGCTCGTTAATGCAAAGAAAAAAGTTTTCTTCAAATCATTACCTCCCATTTTAGGTTATTTATAGAATCAATGTAAATTATATCAAAATGAGTATTATCATTCAATAACTGTTTTATTTGTGGTAAAATTTGTGGAAGTTAGGTATGAGATCAACCGAATTTTTAGAAGGAGTGTGATGGCGTTGGCTTTATCGTCAGGAAAAATTTTATCAACACTAGGAGTATTTCTTTTTGTTATTGGAATAGTAGATGTGGTATTAAGTAAGTCAGTTGAAAGTTATATCCTTATTCTTTCGTTTATTCCTTTAGGATTTGCTCTAATAAGTGATAGACTAAAGAATAAAGAACTTTTTAAAAAAATTAGGATGAAGGCTGCTTATGGAGCACTTCACTTTTTGTTTGCTTTCCTTCTATTTTTGTATCTTTTTATGAATATTTTTAATGTTGAAGTCAACACAATATTTTGGATATTTACTGTAACATTAATTAGTTATCTGGGGTGCATAATTTTTGTTGCAAGGAAAACTGTTGACCGTTAAATAATTTTGTAAGGGGGATTGTTGGTGAATTGTTGTCCGGCTTTGCCAACAATCATCATTACGAAAAATCGTGAATTTAATTTTTTAAGCGGATGAAGTAAGGAAGAAATTTTTGATTCTTACGTTTGTTTAAGCGTGAGACGTTATCTATCTCACGCTTTTTGTTTGTAAAATCATCACGTAAGAATGTGCGATATGATGTGGAAATTGCTTATTGCGTTAATAAAGAGAAAGGAGGCATTGCCTCTCTCTTTAGTTTTAGAATGCACATTTATTTGAATGAATTTTCAAGGTTAGACATTGCTTTTTCAAATGCAGCTTTTCGTTTTTTGTCTTCGTAATCAATACGTTCTAAAATTCTTGTCCAATAAATATTCCCGGTATCAGCGTATCTTTTTGCAGTTTCCCTCCAAAGAAAAGCTTCAGCTTCTTCTAAGACAATTATGTAGCGACTTCCCATACGAATATGAGGCATACCTTCCTCATGAATTAAATTGGTTATTGTGGATGGGCTTGTCCGAAAATACTTAGCAGCTTCTTTAATCGTTAAGTTAGTGCGTCCCATATAATTTTCTTTAGATGTCGCATTCTTTATATCTTGGACAAATACTTCTAACTCATCCCTGATAATTTTTCTAAGTGCTTCTTCGATCATGGTCGGCTCCTCCTTAGGGTTTCTTAAATTTTCAACGTCTTTAAAAGCTTTTGCAACATCCCATTCATCATCAGGATCAGTCCAACCAAATTCTTTGTAATGCATAATTGTAGGCCTGATCTCTTCTTCAAGAAAAAGAACTTTGCTTTTGACTCGAAGATGAGGCATGGCTCTTCTACGCATTAAATCACCTATAGTAGAAAGACCTAAACCGGTTTTTTTCGAAACCTCTTTCATGGTGAGATAAGATTTGAGTTGCTTTTTTTGATTCTCGACTGAAAACGATTTAACCATCATAGAAACTTCTTGGCGGAACATAGATCTTATCGAAGCTTCATACAAGCCTTCAACCGTCATACGAAATTCACTCCTTTCTTTTATAAAAATTCTTTTTGGAGTGTTTAACTCCTTGAATTCGTTAAATTCTTCACAAATCTTTTATTTTTTCATTTGCGCAAAAGCAGGATTGATTGTTTTGAACAAATTAAAAACACTCACCCTTTAGAAATAGGGGAGTGTTTGTTGTTAATATTGAATTGAAGTTAATACACCGTCTTCAAAGTAGAGATATTTGTTTCCTTTGTAGACCCATTGCTCGCGTTTACCATTACTTGTGACAGTTGTGTTAATATCAATTGGCCGACCCCATCCTTCAGTTAACACTTCTTCAGTAGTCATACCAATTGAAACCTCTTTCGGATTTGCCGTTCGTTCATTCATAGCGTCAAGCTTTTCGTTTTTTTCCTCTTCTTTTCTTTCTGCTTCTTTAACTATGTCTTGTTCTTTTTTCGCGGATTCCATTCTTTTGTTGTTCATCTTTTTGAATTGCTGCACTTGTAAATCATCATGACTATCCATATAAACAACTTTATCTAACATTGCACTCATGTAAGAATAGTCATCGTAAGTGCCTGAATGTGTTTCTTTTAATTCTTTTTCCTTTTTATTGACAGATGCAATAAAATAATAATCCTTTTCAAAGACGTCCCTTAAATCGCTTGTTTCTTTAATGACTTTATCGTATTCACCATCTTTTATAAGCTGAATAAAACGTTTAGCTTTATCAGTCAGCTTATGCGTTTTAATTTTCTTCTCTTTTTGATTCGATGTTGTCTTAGTTTGATGGACTGCTTTTTCTTCCTCGGGCTGTTTATTTGGGTTTGAACAAGCGGTTAATAACGTAACTACAAACATTAATGTAAATAACCTTTTCAT